TCTATACAAATATAATTCTTCCTTATTAACATTCTGCCAAGGTGAAATATACTTTATCTTATCGTGAGTTTCAATACCAACTTTCTTACCATCATAATATTCAGTTTTATAATCATCTAAAGTTTTAACAGTTTCACTATAAGCTTTACTCCAAGTATTATTCTCCTTATTATAAACTGGCTTATGTGCTATTATCTTAGTAGAATAGACTGGAACTTGTTTGGATAAATTTTCATAGATAGGTTTATAGACTGCTTTAAAGACTCCTGCTGTTGGTTTAGCTAGAGATACCACTATAAATGAAGAAGCGATTATAATGGTAATAATCAAAAATAATATTAGTTTATCTGACCGTCCAAGAATACTTCTTCCCTTAGGTGGGAGATGAATTGGACTTATTTTGTTAAATTTGTATTCCTTTTCCATAATATTTCACCTCTACATTCTTCACATTTGAATTAATTATATTTCCAAAATTATCAACCATTCTAATCCATTTACCATAATTAAACATTCCTTTAACAATTAATTTTCTTCCTTGATATTGAACTACATCATTTGATTGAATATTATATCTTTTTCTTCTAATACTAGGTTTGAAACCTTTACGATTAATTTGTAAACATCTATTATTTCTTCTAATTTGTTTACTTAATAATATTTTACTTCTTATTTGAGTTGTTCCACTTGCAATTACAAAAGCATCATTATAATGTGTTTTATCTAATCCTAACTCTAATCTTTTTCTTTTAGTAATATAACCAAAAGTATAATTACACCCTATTTTATCAACTATATATTTTCTAATATTATTCATAATTACTGTTTGTTTGAATGATTTAGTTTTATTGAAAATATGTTTAATTTTTCCACTATGGAAATCTTTATGACATTTTATATGTAAAGTTGAAAGATTGTCTGGTCGATTACTACCTCCATCTTTTCTTTGAATAATGTGGTGAACATCAAATATTCCTTCTTTCTTTTTACAAATTTGGCAAGTATAATTATCTCTTTGTAATACAAACGCTCTTAGATTATCATATCCTTTCATTTGTCCCTGTTGATATTCTACTCCTTCAATATCTACATTTTGTAATTTTTGAGCATCAAATTTAGCAACCTCGATGATTGTTTTTGTAATTGGTAAAAAAGTTTTTATCTTATTAACCAATCTAATATGAGATTCCACTTTATGTTTTACACTTGGAGGTAACCAACCTTTCTTTTTTGAAGAAACTCTGTTCATAAATCTTGGTTGTCTATACCATAACTTATTTCTTTTATTCCTTCGATACATTGCTCGTTCTGTAAGTTTATCACTTACATTAGTTCTCAATTTTAATTCTCCACTGATTAATTCTTGTTTCTTTGTTATTGCACTGAAACCTATTTTTTTGTAACCACTATCTATTCCAAGCGTTATTTCTTGTTTTGTTTCACCAGTGGCTTGTAAAAGTTGTATTGTAAAAGGTTTACAACTAACAACTTTTGCTTTTTTCTGTTGTAATAACTTTCTCGCATTTCTAGGTGTTGTTGGCATTAAAGGTTGTTTTCGTAAGTTAATAACGAATACACTCGTGGTTCGTTCTGTCTTACAAGACAGTTGGTTCTCTTCGATGTTGTTTGAAAAAGTTTTTAAGTTTTGCTCACTAAGAGTTACCTCTTTCTTTAAAGATAAAACCATAGAGCTACAAACTAGAGAAGTATTTGTAGGTATGCATGTATTTCTCTTTCCAAACTGCTGTTGTATGTTTTCCATTTTTTCAACCATCTAATCAACCAATTGCTCTTAAGAATTACTTCTCAAGCCCCGTTCTTTAGGACGGGGTGATTGACTCATTGTTCATCTCCAATAAAAATAACATTAGAAACTAGTAATAAATCTAGAACTAAGATTAATTTAGATTTTTTAATCATGTATCCATTTCTATTAAAAGTATTAAACACTTATTTCACCTTTTAATAAAAATTGTTTGAAAGAGGTTGAATTTATTTCCCTTATCTTTACAGGATTATACCAAATCCTACTATCGATTAACTCCTTAAAAGAAGTATCACCGATTACTTTTCGTTTATTATATAAACTTCCAGCCATTTATAATTAATATATCTTAATGATTTATATATATATTTTAAATTTAACCTCTAGAGTTTCTAATATTGTTGAATCTCTTGCACATTTACAGCGGAAGTATCTAATTTATTATATCCACCACGTAAAGATGAGACTGGTTGGCCATAAGCATTGATTATTTTTTTCTCTCCATTAACAATTACTTCCTTCCCAAAATCTTGGTCTAACTTATCAACTTTATATCCACTATTTCTAGCTCTCTCTGTTTGTCCAGATGTATGACTTATTGATTTTTTCTGAGGGGGCCTTCTTCCACTATCATAGCTATCATAATCTTCATTAGATAATCTATCAACATCCTTTAATAACTTTGCTGTCCCCTTAGCTCCCAGCTCTCTACCACTTTCTATTCTTCGTTGAACCAAGGCCTTTAAATAGGCCCTTTGTAAATCTTTGAAGTCTGTTGGCTGTGATGCCGGTTCAAATTGTTCTCTTGTCACCGGCCGTTGTTGTGTTTGTTGATATGCTTCAGCCGGTACATTTGAAGGTCTCCCAGTATATTCAGCCATTTTTAATGCTGCTGGTTTTTGTGGTAATCCTGAAGCTAATGTATATCCAAATCCTCCACCAACTTTAAACCCGCTTAATTCTTTAAATTTAGATGTAGTAATATTTGGTAATACATCTCTTACTGCACTTTTAAATTCTCTACCGGTCGCAGCTACTCTTTGCAATTTTGTTGGACCTGTTCTTCGACGTTGCTCATCGATAAGTAATTTATTCTTTTCTCTAAGTTGCATTCTTGCAAAATATTCTTTTTTAAAATCAGGGTCACTTACTAAGCTTTTTTTAGCTGATTGTTCTAACTCTTCTAATTCTTTAGTTGACTTTCTATCCTTAGCAAATTGTGATTCATTATATTTATTTTTTACTCCTTCATAAATAAATTTCAAAGCTGACCCACCAGCTTTCGCTCCTTTCTTCAATATTGATTCATCATCACTAGCTGGTTTTGTAACTGTTCCAAACGGTGTATTAATTGTAGTATAATCCTCTTTAGTTCCGTAAGTTTCTATTGGAGCTGTAACTTCTGGTTTATTTACTTTAAGGTCTATAAAATCTGGACTAACCGTCTTTGCATTTGTTAGTCTTGTAGCATCTTCATTTGTCGGATTTGAAAATGCACTTACTTCCTGGGATGTTGGCGCAATCCCTGTATTTCTGGGTGTTAAACCATATTGCATATTTTTACTTGAATAATCTTTAACTGGTAATTTATATCTTTTACCTGTTTTACTTTTAATATTACTAGTAAATTTACTAATATCTTTTTTCTTATATCCACCAGTGCCTACTGAATACATATTAAATTTTTGTTTTAATTGGTTATTCTTTAAATCTCCCTTATTATATGAAGTGTTTAGAAACATATCTGATTTATTCTTTAATTTACCTACAGTGTTAGTATTCTGAGAGTTCATTTTAAATGGATTTATCTTATTAGATTTTTTATCATGCATTCCAGGTAATTTATTATTGAATTTATAATTATGTAAGTCTTTCATTTTTAGATTACCTCTTGCTGTTTTATCTTTGGAAATTTTAATTTTATTTGACATCCATTCTTTATCTTCTAAAGCTTTAGGCTCAAGTTTATTGTAATGTTCCTTTACTCCTAGTGCTCTTCCTGCGAAAAATTTATTCATTTTTATACCTCAGTATTATTACTTTAAATATATATTTATTAGTATTGCTCCATTTGTTCTTTTCGAAATGCACTTACTAATAGATATATTACAACTGACCCAAATAAGACAACTGGTAAAAAGTTAAAATATATCATATATTTATCTATATTTGATATTATTATAGCTTGTGTAGCATTGCTTATTGTACCTGTTGCAATAACTTGATTTTTAATAACTGGAACTAAATGAGCTGTAAATACCTGACTAAATACTATATATAATACGCCTATACCAAACAACGATACCAAAGAGTAAACCCAACTTATCGCAGGTGAATAAGCTTTCTTGCCCGTAAAGCCTCGTAATAAGATTTTATTCATTTAAAATACCTTTTAATTTTTCTACTATAAAATTTACATAATTTTTAATGGTATATGGAATTGTTATTAATTTAATACCATTTTTTTTACATAATTTGTTTTTTAATTTATCATTATTTTGTATATATTCTAATTTTGTTTTCATATTAAAACAATTTTCTTCATAATGTTGTTTTCCATTATATTCAAATGCTATTTTTAATTCTTCATTATATCCATCTAATTCTAAATTATATCCTGTTTTATGATTCTTTAAAAAATTAGGCCTACAATTTTTAAATGGTTTATTAAATATTTCTTCAAATACTTCCCTACATTCTTTTTCAGCTTTTTTTTCATTACATCTTTTACACCAGGACTTTTGATATAATAATGACCTACTGTCAGCTTCCCAGATATGTCCTTTTTTACATTCCATTTTTATTTTTTGTTTACCATTAAGATATTCTTTTGAAAGACATCTACCTCCTCTTTCTTTTGCATAATCTTGAAAGTCCTTAATACTATATTTTGTTGGAACAGAATTTCTTATACTTAATTCTGCATATTTACAATATTTACAGCCAGTAGTTCCATATAATTGGTCTCTTCTTATACTAAAATCATGCCCATTTTTACATTTAAATAATAATTTTTGTTTATTTTTATATTCATTTGATAAACATTCAAATCCTCTTTCAATTGCTTTTTTCTTAATATCTTCAATAGTAATTCTTGTTGGAGCATTTTTATAATTACATTTTCTACACCATCCACCTTCTAATATAGGCTGGGGAAAAACTGTCCATTCATGTCCTTCTTTACATTTAAATGATAATTTAACAGTTGGTCCTTCATATTTAACTGATAAACATTGTCCTCCTTTACTTTCTGCATACTTTTGAAAATCTTTAATAGTATATGTATATTTACTATCTGCGCATTTTTTACACCAATGATTAGTTAAAATTGAATCTGCTCTAGTTTCCCATTCATGACCTTTTTTACATTTAAATAATAACTTTCTATCTGTAGAAATATATTCACTTGAAAGGCATTCTCCGCCTTTTTCTTTGGCTAATTGTTTAAATTCTTCTAATGTATGTTTCATATTACATTTATAGCTTTTATTATTTATATAACTATTCTTTTCTATATGTTGATTAAAACAGTATTGTGAAGTTGTTTCAATCATTTTTTACCCTTCCATAACATCTTAGCTAAATTATTTGTTGTTTTTCCCTTAGCCAATTTTCGTGATTGCTTTAATTTTAATTCTTTTAATAATAATTTCTTTTTCCAATCTGAACCTAAGTCTTTCATTTTATTAGTATATACCCATCTTCGTTTACTTCTTCCATATGCTCTAGCTCTACTAGATTGTCTACCCATCTTAAAAGATTTGTATGGTAATGGTGGTAAACCTTTTCTAAATGAAAAAGTATTTGCTGGAATACCGGTTGGAATTTCTGATGGTATTGTTGTAGGAATTTCTGATGGTATTGTTGTAGGAATTTCTGTTGGAATTTCACTTGGTATTTCTGAAGGAACTTGAACAAATGCCGGAATAGTAGATGGAACTTGATTTGGAATTTCACTAGGAACATCGCTTGGTATTTCACTTGGTAATTTAGATGGTATAAAAATATCTCCTGGAATAGTATATGGGGTAGTTTCTCTTGTTGGTATAGTAGCTGGTATTTTTGATGGTATTTCAGTTATAGCTGGTAAATTACTTGGAATTGTTGCTGGTATTTTTGATGGTATTTCAGTTATAGCTGGTAAATTACTTGGAATTGTTGCTGGAGATGAAGGTGATGGAACCACACTTACGTCTTTTGATTCTGATTTACCAAAATTAGATAAAAATGAACTTACAAAACTAGTTGCTCTTCTTCCTATATATGACGGTAAAGTTTCTACAATACCCGAAGCTGCTTTTGTAGTTCCAAAAGTAACTACTGGAGTAGATGTTCCAATTGCTTGCATTGTTAATGAATCTGTTACTATATTAGGTTTTATTGTTGTACTTGCAACAACTTTAGGTTTTGAAAAAATAGTTTTCATTCTTATCTTCATTGTAGGAACTTCCTTTTTAAATAATTTACTCATAAACATTGCCCATTTATCTCCTCCTGATTCTTCTAATTCTGCAATATTCGCAGTTGTAGATACAACCTTCTCTTGAAATGGAGTATAACCACTTTTTACATTACCTTTTTGTCCCATTTTAATTAATGCTTTATTAATATCTCTAGCGGCTGTCGCTTTTGTTATTACTTTATTTATACCTTGTCCTATAAATGTTGAAGCTGGAATTACTGTTGCCATTTGTGCAGGGGTAGTTTTTTCTCCATAAGCATAATTTTGCAAAGTTGTATAAACTGCTCCTTCTCCACCAGTTAACCAAGGAGTTGAACCACCTTGTAATTTCCATAACAAATCAGGAGCTTTTTTTGCAATAACTTCTTTACCTTTTCCTTCTAAACCTTTAATTGCCTTAACTAAAGCTTCTTGTCCTTTTGCTTCTGTAGTTGCTTCTACTCCAGTTATAACTGCAGTTGTAAAAGCTACATTATCTGCAGTTGAAAATTTCATTACTTTATTAGCAAAATCTTCAGCTGTTTTTTGAGTATATCCTTTATCCATGGCTTGTTGATAAGCATATTCATATGTTTTAGCATCATATCTTTCAACTGGAATCTGACTAACACTTTGAACAAGTGGACTTGAAGCTATAACTCCTGCAGCAAACCCAACTGGTTTTCCAACTACTGGTACTTTTCCAACAGTTCCCATAATATCTGAATAAATATCTCCTTGTACTTTTTTCTTTGTACTATATATTATATCTTGCATATCGCTTTTTTCCATATTAATATTATCAAATTTTTGTTCAGCTTTTGCTCCTTCTGTTCCAATACCATAAATGCTTTTTGCAACTCCACCACCAGTTAATCCTAATTTAGTTACTCCTAAAGCGTAATTTCCTAATACTGGTAGATTACCTGTTGTTGCTGCTACAGCTACTCCTGTACCTATAGCTGTTTTTCCACCTATTCGTAAAAAATCGTCTATTTTAGAATCTGGAGATTCTGCTAATGTTCCTACTCCCCAAGCCAAACTTCCACCTAAAGTAGTATATAATGCTCCTTTAGCAACTTTACTAATAACTTTTCCAGCTGCTGGTAAAGGTAAAACTGCTCCAGCAGCTAATTGTGCTGCTATTACATTTACATCTTGTGCTTTTTGTATTACTCTTTGTTCTTCAGGAGTCATTTCACTTTCTACTCTTTCAGCAGTTTGTAATTCAGTATCTCTATTTGATTTCCAAGATTTAAATGGATTTTTTAAATAATCCATTGTTCCCATAATATCTTTACTATTTGGGTCATAAGGTTTATAATCTAAATCATATTTTAAAGCTTCTTGAGTTTGTCTTGTTGCTTTACCACCAGCTTTCATTCCTGCCCACCAATCTTTACCTATATTTTTAACTCCTTTTGCAATATTAGTAGGCTTTAAAAATGACAAAGCGCTCCCCAATTCTTCTTTTAATCCATATGCTTCTGATTGTTTTTCACTTTCTATTTGTAAATCTCTTTGATAATTATCTAATATTTGTTTATCTTCTGGAGTTATTTCTGTTAAACTTCTTAATGTTTTTATTTTAGTAGTCTCATATATATTTCCATCTAATACTTGATATTTAGAATCAAATTCTTTTTTCTCTTGTTTATATTCTTTAACTCCTCTAGAAACTACATTATCATCAGTTCCAAAAGAAATTTCTTTTTTAGTTTCTATATTTGTTTTGCTTTGTGAATAATCTTCCATTCCTCTTGAAACTGGGTCATCTCTTCCACCGAAAAAATCAACATTTTTAAACTCAGAAGGTTTTTGTAATCCTGGGGATTTCTCAGGAGAATATAAAGGATTGATTGATTGTCTAGTATCATATAAACTTGGATTTCTATAATCTAATGAGGGTGAATCTTGCGAAGAAACTCCCATATCTCTTTGTTGGCTAGCAAAAGAACTACCGATACTTTGTCCTAATCTTGAAGTTGTTTTTTGGTCAGTATTACTGACTGTTTGTAATGCTTGTCTAACTGTTGGAACCGGTCTTAAATCTCCTTCACTTGGTTTATATGCTGCAACATTAGTATCTACTTGTTGCCAATCACTTCCTGTACCTTTATATATATCTCCAGTTAATTTACCCTGTTCTCCCATCATTATAACCGTAGCATTTAGGTCTTTTGGTGTCCAACCCGGAGTTGAAGTATAATAAACAGCTCCTTGTGAAGGATTAATAGTTTTAGTTGCTGAAGGAGTAACAATATTGGAAGATGTTGTTGGTGCCGCAGCAACTGGAATAGGTTGAATGATTTGAGAAGAACCTGATGAACCCCTCGAGGACGATGAGGAGCTCTCAGATACCTTCTTTTTTTTAGTAGAAGATGTTGATTTACCTGAATTTCCTGTAGCTACCATTCGGGAATAATCGGTAGAAATACTTCCTCCTCCGGTGATATTACCTAAACTTTGGCTACGATAATCTATCATTAATAAACTGTTTGTTTAATTGTTTATATATATATTTATTTTTTCAGGTGTTAAAATCTTTTATCCACTCAACATTACTCATAATTCCTATCTCTAATAATTTATTAGAAATATTATTACTTCCAGTCTCATCAATCCCTTTTTTATACATTTTTTCAATATGTGAGATATTTATAACCTTACTTTTAAACATTGAACCTAGACTACTAGCTGAATTTTTGAATGGTTTTTCTTTATCAAAAACTTTATTTAATGGATTATAAAATTTTAAAATATCTCCATATTCATCTTCTTCTTCTTTCTCTGTCCCTTTAATCTTTACTTTAACCCACTGAATAAAATAATTCATATCTTCATTCTCTTCTGTTCTTTCAATTACAAAGATTAAATTCTTATTGCCTTTAGCCGCTTTTCGCTTAGCTAATTTCAATGAATTATTTATAATATACCAAATATGTTCTTGAAAACCTAAGATATTTGATAATTTTTGTATTCCTCTTCTAAAAAAATTTCTTGGTACTCTTCTTCCTATAGTAAATTCTACTGTCAATTTTTCCACCTCATTAAATGTATTATATCATTATTTTCTAAATTCATTTTCATTAAAAAATATGAACTTGTTATCGGGACTAAAATACACATAAATAATGCAAAATATATTGATATTCTAATATTGAAAAAGTTTAAGATTGAAAAAAATATCCCGAATAAAACCATAATTTTTCCAAATCCATAGATAAGACCAAAAAAAGATTTCCAACTAAATATTTTACCATATTCTTTATGTGGGTATTTTTCTGTTAAAAAATCCTTTTGTTCTTTTACAGTTTTAAACTGTTGTCCTCTATATTTATCTAGCTTTTTATTGTGGGTAACTATTTGTTTTCTATTCTTTTTATACAATAACATATAGAAATATCCACCATAACTATAAAATATGTAAAAAAATAATACCGCCCCTATACTGTCCCAAAAACTACTCATAGTAATATAATATTCTAATAATTTATAAATGTTTCCTTTTTTAAATAAATTTTAATATATCATTACAAGAAAATATTATAGGCAAATTAGATTTAATCCATTCATAACCTGTTAATTTATATATTTCATCAACTCTAATATAGAAATTATTTATTCTTTTATATTTAAAGAAATAATAAACTGAAATCCCAGTTCTTTCATTTTTAATTAATATCCTATATTTTTTATCTAATAAATAAAATATTATCTTTCCAAATCTAGTTCCTGGTATTGTAGATTTGCATAATTTATTTTCTTTGCAATATCTAGATAATTTTCGTCTAGCTATTAAGTTCAATGTACTAGTTTTTTCATCTCTTAAAATTGTTTCATAAGTATGTGGTTGGGTTTCTAATTCCTTTAGTATTATTTCTGGGTTATATATCTTATCTTCTACTTCAGTCATGCTTCTATTTCTACTTCTTTTTCACTCATAACAATCTCTTTCTTAGGATTTTTTATCCCTACTGCTTTCTCTTGTACTTTTAGAACTAATTGTTTTGAGTCTTCTAATATGTCAAAAATCATTTGTTTCTTTAAACTAATATCATATTTGTTTTTAATATGTAACATTAATCTATTCATTGTAAGTGTGCTATCATTTGTTACAATATCTCTTAATGCTAAAATCATTAAAGCTCTTATTATATCATCATTTGAAACACTATTTAAAATATCATCACTATCATAAACATTCTTCTCTCTAACTTTTAAGTAAGAACTGTATAACCACTTAGGTGGTTTAGGAAATTTAATACTCGTCCAAAAGTTTGGATGCTTTTTTAATATCCCTTCAATTTTTGTCATCTGGGTAAATTCAGTATATGAACCTAATTTTAAGAACGCTTTTATTCTCCATGGGTCATTAGCTGGATTCATATCTGGTACAAATATTCCACCGCTTCCTCTTCCAAATAAATGTATCCAATAATTAACAAACGAGTTTAGGTAATTAGTTTCAATACGTTGGATTTTAAGGGGGTAACATAAAATCATGAGCAATTTACGCGTACGTACTTGTGCTAATTTTATTTTTAATTGTTTGTTGGATTTTTTATTCCATTCTGCCCCACTATTATGAACTACTATACTATTAGAAATATAATTATTATTATCAGTGACTTTTACAATATCATAAGTTTTAATTATATTTTTCTTTTTTATAGACTTAATTTTCATTAGCGACTCCTCTTTTCTCTTTCATATATAATGTAGTTAATTTTCTATGTTCCTCAACAGTAATAGGTTTCACATTTAAATAATGAAATGCTTTTAATCTTTCTTTTTTAATTGTTAAATTAAATCTATCTATTTCTTTAATATGATGAATTTCCCAATATTTTCCCCAATTTTCCCAAGTCATTCCTGGTTTAAATTGTTTTTCTAAATGGTCAATATAACCTTGTATAGAAGTTCCAATTAATTCAATAGTCCCTTCTGTTTTTTTTAATTTTAGTAAATTTCTTTTTAATTTATTATTTATTGTAGAAGAACAATGGCATTTCATTCTATAATTAATATCAAATTTTTTTCTTTCTTTTCTATATTTGTTATAATATTTTGGATTTTTTTTTTTCCAATCTTTTTGGTATTTTTTAATTTTTTCTGGATTTTTTTGTGACCATATTTTCTGATATTCTTGCATATATTCTTTATTTTTTATTTTATTTTCTGGTTGTTTAGCATATTCCTTCATATAGTTTTGTTTTTTTTCTATTATTTCGGGTCTTTTATTATATTCTATTCTAGTCTTTTTAGCTTTTTCTTTATTATTATTTAGCCATTTTTTATTAGAATTATTTCTTCTTTTATTCCATTCTTTGTTTCCCTTCATCTCCTTAGATTTTTTACAGCCATATATATTATCATATTTTTTCTTTTTAATATATCCACATTCTTTACTACATGTTACTTTATTCATCCTACTATTTAAAAATAACTTACTACATATTTTACAAGATTGGTAAAAAACAATATCGTCAGTTTCTTTTAAATTTTTTAATTTTACCCATTTATAAACATATATTGCTTTATTCTTTATTTTAGTTCTTCTTCTTCTTAAAAATAAATGTTCCTCAGTAGCTTGTATTTTTACTCCATTAACTAACTCAATTTCAAAGGTTTCCTGTTCACCAGTATAATAACATCCGCCATTTTCTTTATATTCTAATTCTTTTGTTTTTTGATTCATTGATAAGATTTTAAAATCTTTTCTACCTTCTAAATCTTCTATTTTAACTTCACTAATTCCATTATTATCCTCTATCATCACTTTTGTTGACCCTGCTAAACAGCAAAAGTTAACCGCTTCATCTGCTATCAATGGAGAAAATTTCGGTAGTGTATCAATTTTGTGCATCATGTCCGCATTTGTATAAGCTATATGTTTTTTTGGACTAAATTGAATCCCTAATAATTTACACCACTCTTTAGCTATCATCATAGCTGCACTACTTTTACCTGTATTATGGGTTAATATATCATTAGCTAATATAAAATTATTATATTCAGGAACATGCATATCGTATGTTTGTTCTTTACCTACAAATTCAATTCTTTCAATTTCTTCAAAATATATAGTACTCTTTTTTATCGCAATGATTTTATCTCCTTTCTTTAAATTTTTTAATTTTATTTCTTTAATATTACCATTTTTTTCTTTAATAAAAAAAGGATGTTTATCTGTTGCAGTCACTGTTTTTCCTGATTTTAATGTTATTTTATATACTGGTTGCACTCCTGAATCTATTATTACTCCAAAACTATCTATGGTTTTATTTAATTTTTTATCATAGGAATAAATATCCGGTTTCAAATCTTTTTTCTTTTCAACTAAATCTTTAAACGAAATATTACCATACTTTTTTGTCTTTATTTTTGTATCTAAAAAAAAACAACCTTTTATACTAGTTATCAAAACCATACTGTCAAAATTTGCAACATTTCTATACAATAGATACTTAACAAACTCTCTAAATATTGTATGGCCTCTTTTAGTTAAACCTTTTTCATGATATTTCTTACCTTCTTCAGCGGTCATCTCTTGTATTATATATAACAATTCTAAATAATTATATTTCTTAACCTTAGGGTTATCAATACCAAAATTTTCAGTTATTATTTTATTGATTAATTTCTTTTTACCAATTCCTAGTCCTTCAAACATTTACATTCACCTTCTCAAATTCTGTAAAATTAAATTCCTTATACTTAGAAGATAATTCTTTTAATAAATTAATATTCTCATCATTTTCTTCTATACTATCATTTACATATATGAAATAAACTTTAGCGTTTGAGCCATCAGCTTTTTTTCTTAAACTTCTTCCAACTCTTTGGATTAATTGTCTTTGTCCACCACTATCATTACTCATCAATATAACAATTTGAATGGAAGGTAATGAATACCCTTCATCTAAAACTTTAGAAGATAATAATACATTAAATACATCATTCTTATAATCTGTTAAAACTTTTTCTCTACCTTCTTTATTTACTCCTGAGTGAATAATATTAGCACTTACTCCCATCTCTAATAATTCCCAATAACATTTATTTGTTTGTTCATTAAATTGATTAAACACTAAAATCTTTTCATTCATATTATTTTTAACAATTGAGGTGAGAACTTCAAATTTTCTAACATAATTATTTACTAGCTTCTTTCTATTATTCATAAGACCATGAACACTTGTTTGAATTTTTACATTCCCACTTTTCATTATTCTTAAATATGTCCCATGAGTAGCATATATAAAATTAAGTTTATCAGTTATTTCATCATATTCTCTTCTAGTTATTTTATCCATATCTATTCCAATTGGATAAAATTCAAAAAAACTAATAACATCATCTTGTAATGCTTCTCTTATATCATACTTGAAAATATGATAACCAAAACATTCCATAATATCATAATGTTTCTTATCTAACCTTTTAAGTGTTGCGGAAAGACCAATTTTATATTTGTTTTTTATCTTAAGATATGGTAAAGTTGTTGCTGTTGAGTAGTGATGACATTCATCCCATATAACTAAATCATATTTTCCAACATCTAAATTCTTTAAGTTTTGCATATTAGTTATAGTATATTTTGCTTCTTCTTTTATTGCTCCATAATAAACACCTATATCTCTTATGTTAAAACCGGCTGCTGAAAGTTCGGTGTACCATACTCTTTCTAGAATTACATTCTTAGGCACAACTATTAATGCAGTCAATTTAGGTTCTTTTTTCAATAAAGCTTTAATAGCTTCAATTGCAAAATAAGTTTTCCCAGTAGCTGTTGCGGCTTCTGCAATAATGCTGCTATTTTTTAAAAAATAATTCAAAGCATTCCTTTGCCAATTATGTAATGATAATGTTTTTATATTTTCATCAATACCAAATTTACTAGGATTGAAACGCTCATCGTCCTCTTGTAATATTCCAAAATCCATTATTTTTTCTTGATTAAAAGCTTATCTAATTTATTTTTAATTGAACTGTTGCTATTAAACTTATCCATAATATTTGAACCAACTTTTTTTTCAGAAAATTTGTCCATAACATTTGAACTAGTTTTACTTTCTTGAAATTTATCCATTATGTTTGGAGCTTTACTTTCTTTGAATTTATCCATAACATTATTTGAAGAAGTCTTCTTTCCAATCATTCTATCAAGCTTAGCATTAACATCTCCCAATGCACTCATATTAAACATTGCTTTAATTTTATCGCCTTTACTAGTTGTCATTTTTTTAACAAAGTCGTTTTTAATCTTTTCTTTTGCTGCATCTTTCAAATCTTCTCTACTTTCAACTAATGCTTCTTTCTTAATCTCTTTCATAAACTGTTTTTCTTCTTTCTTATCTTTTACATAAGTCTTAATCTTTCCCTTAATATTATCAATTATTCCCATTTTATGTCCTCCGTAGCTTTCGCCTATTTATTAATTTTTTTAACTTATTATTTTCTTTATCTACTTCTTCTGGGTCTCTACTATTTATTTGAACTACCCCATCATGAATAATGAGGATTCTTGATTCATCGAAGATACTAATGTATCTCCTCCAACAAAGGTAAGTTCCTTACCTAATCTGAATATATTCTTACTTGCGTTGTAATCTCTATCTATTGATAGATTACATTCTTTACAACTATAAGTTCTATTCCATAATTGTAAATCTGTTTTAATGTTACCACAATCAGAACACATTTTAGATGTATTTTTAGGATTTACAAATATTATTTCCGATTCGGTACTTGAAACCTTAATCTTTAACATATTTATAAATGTAGCCCAGCTACTATCTAAAATATTTTTCATATTACGATATTTATTTTTCCCTGTTTTTCTAGTCATTGATTTAATATTCAAATCTTCAAATATCAATAATTTATTTTCTTTAACTAATTTAGTAGATATTTTATGAAAATAATCTAATTTTTGATTATCAATAGTTTCCCATAATCTAAGTAATTTGTTTATTACTTTTCTTCTATTTTTACTTCCTTTAATTGTTCTTGATAATTGTTGTGATAATATTTTTATTTTAGATAACGATTGATTCATATATAATGGATTTTCAAACTTTTCATTATTTGATGTTACCATAAATGACATTATACCTAAATCAACACCTATTTCATTAGGTTTCTCATTCTTACATTCATATATTCCATCAGTTACAATATAACAATACCATCCACTTGGTTTTAATTTAATTTGAACTTGTTTAATATTACCTTCAATCTCTCTTGATTGTTTAAACCTAATATCTCCAATTTTTGATAAGTGTAATTTGTTATATCTTTTATCTGTAAGTATTATTTTGAATCCTGATTGGTTATATGTAAATGATGTAAACCTATTTCTACTCTTAAATCTAAGAGTTCCTGTTTTTCTTTTTTGCTTTGAAACTTTTAATCCTTTAAGATTTGAATTAATTTGATTAGTTATTGTTTGTAGCATTTTAGAATGATAATTTTTTAAGAAACCAAATTTAGATTGTTTCTTCCAATATGTTAAAAAGTTAGATAAATCAAATCCAGTTAATTTTATATCTGCTTCTTCATATTTATAATATGTTTCTAACATTTTATTGTAAACAAATCTACAAGTATTAAGATTATCAAATAATTTTTCTCTTTCCTGTGATGTTGGAAACATCTTAAATTTATATGTTCTCATTCTATTTTTTTAATATTTATTTCAACATAATCATCCTTTGATAATTTTAATTTTTTTAATATTGGTTTATCAATTATAACACCTAGACTTGTTGCAATTGATATTAATTTTTTAGTTATTCTCATATTAATATAATAATGTTAATTACTATATAAACCTTTCCTTTATTTTATAATATTATGGAAGTTTTGGTCTAATTCATCTACCCACCTGAAGGAAGGAGTGTTCTTAGACATTCAAATAAAAAAGTATAAATATTATAACACTCACAAACAACGCATTAAAGTACGCTCTACTCATACCCAACACCATTCTTTTTATCACATATATATCTATGTTGTAAAAAAATAATGATGGCAAATAGTAACGCGCTAGTAACAACTGCATTACCAGTAGTAAAGCGTAACATTAATATTTTATAGAGGATATAACATACTATATAACTAAATAATATATACGTCCACTTCCAAATGCCAAATATTTTTTGTTTAAGAGTTGGTTTGAAATAATTCATAACTTTTATTTCCATATTAATATTATTAATATAAGTAGTATATAAATGTTTTTATAAAAAGTAGTATATAAATGTTTTTATAAAAGTAGAATATAGCTAATTTTATAGCCTTAGAACTAGTTGATTATTTAGCGTCCAGGTAATATTTTATTTCCAGCCTTGTAACCTGCTCATCTTTTTATGCTCTCTAATTCCAAGCAAAGCGTCAACATCATATTTAGCCATTACCTGTTCAAACGGTTTTAAAGCTACATGTGCTACTTCTTTGTTTACAAATTTGACAAATACTTTTTATCCTCTTAAATTATAAGGGTCTGTTGTTAATTGTGGATGAACCACATACCATCTTCCTTTTACTACTCTCATTTCTTTCACCTACTCCACTCTTTTATATCCTTTATGTAGCTTCTCTTTCATTTTACTATTGAAGTATGACATTGCAAGCGCTTCAGTTTTAAAAGTTTTAGTCAATTGACTTGGATTATGTCCTTTTCTTCCCCATAATGAATGTACTTTTTTACCTTCAATGTTCGCCATCCATATCTTATAATGATTCTCATTAAGTTCTTTGAATTCTAAATGAATTTTCTTAAGTTGTATTGGGTTCTTCTTAACTTTCCCTTGTTTTGTAACGTGATGTGTTTTACTTATTTTCATCTTCTATTTCCTCCTAAAAATAAACCATAATAAACCAATTATAGTTATACCAAACGCGCTTACTATTAGTATTACATTCCTTAAATAATTATCTTCTAATTGTGCATTTTGTAAATTTAACTCTTCAATAAGTTTATCTTTTCCTTCGCTTGATATTTCTAAATCACTAATTAATTTAGCTTTCTCCTCATCAGATATTTGTAAACCTGCTATTAAATTTTGTTGCTGTTCTAAACTTAAATCCTTTTCATTAAGTTGTACCATTATGTCAGCCACTGTCATAATATTAATTGTAAGCTGGTTCTCTATTACATTACCAATTTCTACATACTCACAACTGCTTAAATCAGTTATGTGTGGGTCTTCTTGCTTATAACATATGCCATTAACCCCTTCAAACATATTGCTTGGTATTATGACATGTAGCTCGACTTGAACTTTTAATTCATCAGTGACTTGTGTTGCAGCCATTGTATATTCAAAAACACTTTCGCCTTGCTTAATCTCAACGACTTCGCTATCTTCTTGTACACTATTCTGGCTTAATATTGTTGGCACTTCCCAATTTAATATCAAATCGCCCATTATAGCTTGTTCCCAATTATTATTAATTGTAACCTTGACTGTAACATCGTCGCCAAACTGAACTACTTCATTTGGATATTCAATATCTACAGTGAATGCATTGGTTGGTATAATCCATCTTATATCGCTTTGGACATATCCTCTAGAAGCACAATGATAAAATTGGTCAGGTGCAGTCTTTCTACTTATGCTTAAATCCATATAGAAGTTCATATTTTCAATAATTTCCATTTTTTGTTCATCACTTTCAAAATGCCAAACCCCTTTCGTGCCATCAAATGTATCTTCATTAATATGCCATTGTATATTTCTACTCCAATCACTTTCCCATATTAAAGAATCTTTATAATATAAATTATGTCGAGAATAACATGGTCCCCAACCATAATAGCTAGAAATTACTGGTCTAAATGTTCCACCGAAAGTTGCAGCCCTTGAAGATTGTAAAGCAGGTCTATGACATCCATCACCTTGTTGAGAGAAACCCCTTTGACACCAACATCCAGAATACCAACAACCAATACTTACTACACAATCTGAACCTCTTAATTCACCCATAGAATCCCAACTGCCATATGAACCTGTGCAATAATATGTTCTAATAGTATAATCCCAAATTTGACAACCATCTTCATCAATTTCCTTTTCAGTATAACTTAAATGTGCAGGCATTTCTTCCAATGTTTTACACCGTTCTGGTGCATAAACAGTTTCTGTCATTCTATCCTGGATGCTCGTTTGTAATTTAAAGTCGCCAATTATAGACGTAGATGCAGCCGTAGGCCAAATGCCTTCCGCCCTAAAACGTTCTTCTTGTGCCTCTGAAATTTCCCAATCATAACTACCAGCAAATTGAACCATGCCAACGGGTGCTTTTTGAAAGAGCGAGAAATAATTAGAACCTATAAATATACTAATGATTAATAATGCTACAATGATTGTTATGTTTATTTTTTTATTCATTTTTTATTTCCCACTGTTATTATGCAAACCCATCTTCATTATATTCCATTTTTAATTGTTTAATTAATTTAGGTGCTTTTTTTGCTTGGTCTGCTGGAGTTAGTTTATGTACTTCCTCTAACTATTGTGAAAATGTTCTATTCTTACACATTTTACTCCTCACAAATTCTGCAATATGCACTTGAAATTGTCCAGCAGATACAATACCATACCCTCTACCTTTCTTTGCTTTTCTACAAAATTCAGCAAATGTTAATGCGGCTTCACCTGCTTGTCCCATACCACTTGAATCAACAAAGTATGTTTCAACTTTCTTCCAACCGTGACGTGTTGCACGATAAGTGCCTAAGTTTGGTATGCCACGCAAAGTATTACAATCGCCGTTGTAAACCATTGGTTGTTTACCGGAACTTTTGGCGTCCTTACCCGCTTTACGATTCATATCCTTAATTGCATCTAGTCCGTACATTTTATCTCTTCCCCATAAACGCTTCAAGTTTATCAAGCCGTTTTTCTTTCTCATCTTCAGATAAGCTATCCCAATTAGCAGGAATGCTTAACCCTTGCCCACCAAAGCTAGCTTTCAACATTTTAACACGCCATGCGTTCTTCTCTTTCTTAGTTTTTGTGAACACAGCACCAAGTGCCATAACATTTGCAGTTGTTTTAAATTTAGCGTCGGTATCAGCATGACTCTTACCGCTTGTAATACTTAATACCTTTTTTGCTTCCGCATCTGAAACTTTCATTTTTTCAAGTAAAAGTTTAATTGCTGTTTCATACCTATAACTTTCCCAAGTTCTATTAAGGTATGATGTGCTTCTCTTTTCAACAACCTTGTCGTTTGTTCGCCATTCGCATACGTGCTTAAAGCCATTTCTAGTATTGCCAGTTCTACAAACAATTTTTGTTTTATCGTCAATTATAAATTCTTTTGTCATTTTCTTTAATTCTCCTTAAATTCACGCATCATAGCGTTAAGTTCTTTATACGATAATTGACTGCTTTTCCATTTAATATTATCGCCAGTTTTCTCATTATCCATGCCCATACGTCTAATAGACATAGCGTACGGTGCATTGCCTTTATAATTCCTCATAAATTCAACCGCCGAACGATATAATCTCTCGTCATTACCCATCCATAATGAAATATTCCAAGTTGAATAATTCTTCCAACCATTATAACCTTTTTCGTCTTCTCTTCCCATTTTCTATTCACCTATTGTAATCATTTATTATCATATTAACTATTGATACTAAAGCTGTTATTACTCCATTAGATAATCCTGTTATATTATTTTCTAATGAAATCAATGTATACACTAACCAAGCAATACTTCCTAAATATATTGCAACTTTTAATCTAATATTCATTTATATAATACCAAATATTCTTAAAAATAATGCTCCGAATGTTACTATTACAAATATCCAACCTACCATTTCATACCATTTCATGTTAGTTCACCTTTATTCAAAAAATTTGTTTTTATTAAATATGAAATTAATGATACAAAATAAATATTATAAGTAAATAATTCTAATAAATCATAGCCTTTAGTGAACCCATATAAAAATAATGATATTGTAGACATTAACATTATTGTCCTTAATACTAAATCAAATATATTCATTATTAAACACCAACTATAAGTTTATATAAAACAATACCAATAACACTTAATCCACCAACTATTGCAACAGTTGTTAAAATTATTGATAGTATATTTTTCCATTCCATTCTTAGTTCACCTATCTATATATTCTATTTGATATAATCCCATTTTATTTCAGCTCCTTACCTTTAGCATTTAATATTATAAAATTTCTAAACTTGCCCTCAACCATCCATTTCTCTAATGGGTTTTTATGAACCTTACCAATCGACAGTCCTTTAAAAACACTCCTAACCCCTCGGGTGTGCTTTCATATAATCCATTGCGAAAGCACTTGCTTGTTTTTTTGTTTTGAAATGTTTTAATATTTTTTGACTAAAATATTGATTTGCATTTGCTCTATGTAAAACAATGTCATATCCTACATCTAATTTTGTTATGGCTAATATATAAAAATCAAAACTTAAACCTTGTGTATTGTTATTATGTGGTAAAGACCACTCACTTTTATTTATTTTCTTCCATCCTTTTATTTTAACCATTTTATTTCCTCTTAAAATCGCTTGGTTTTTTTAAATAATAAACTTTCTTAATTATATCAGTCATATACAAATTAGTATCTTTTGCTAACATGGTAATATAGTTCTGTTTCCACATTGGAATACCTAATTTATCTAGCTCTTTAGCAATAGCCTCAAAACCCATTCTCAAGTCTTGTGTTCCTTTTTCAGTATTTTTCTTTTCAGACACTCTAACTAAAAAAATAAGCCTATCCATCGCTTTTATTTTTTCTTTTGATATTTTTTCTGCCATCTTTATTTCCTCCTTCTTGGGTCACGTTTTTTTATCACAACTACGGCTTCACGACCGATGTGTGTTTTTGGGACTATAGCCATAGCACCATTTCCCAATGCCTTGACTTTCTTATTATAAAACTCATCAACATTGTCGATTGTTAAAGCGTTTTCAATTTCGTTTTTACATTTCTCGCATTTCATATATATCACCTGTATAAACGTAGTATATACTTAATGATATATAAATGTTACTACTTTTTACTCCAATTTACATATTTCATATCGTTCTCAATAATAACTCCAATACTTTCTTGTTCCCATTCCTCTGCCTTATCACGACACCAATCCATCCATTTTTTCTTATGTTTTCTTGAATTTATCTCGTTCTGCATAAGCGACAACAACAGCAGATTTTTCTGGGACGATTCTACCCTCAGCAGTCACAAAACTACCCTCAGATGAAACAGAAGTATAACCACCAAAAAGGCTAACTAAATATTCTTTTGTAATCTTAACCCGAGATTCAAATTCCGACGATGAAATCTTCTCGTGTTTATTCTTTGTAGACGGCACAATAGTTGCAGTCTGGATAGGTAAATTAAAAGTCTCTGGATTCTTCTTAATCTTTCCGTGTTTCGTAACGTGATGTGTCTTGCTTATTTTCATTTTTATACCCCTATTTTGGCAAATATTTTGCCTTGCTTAATCCTGAACTTCTAAATTTTAATCTATCCGTACCATGAAAATCATCAATATATTTTTTAGCGTACACCAATGCAGCCTTTTTAGTTTTTTCAAATGTTGAAAATTCTCGTAATACATATTCTTGCCTACGCGTATCTTTATTTTTATGCCTAGTTATTCTTACTGCAAGAAAACCCCAAACATCACGTCTAAACGCCAAGTCATATCCTTTATATTTTTCTTCTTTCATTTTCATTTCACCTTTTATTAATCCAACTTTTTGCTTTCGCTAATGTTTTAACAGTAATATGATGTTTATCAGGCATGGTTGTCCATACATTCCATTTGCCAATGCCTGGAACTAAAACAAACCCTTTATATCTTCTAGTGTGTAATTCTTTGCTTGGTTTTTTAAACTTTTTTTCTTCCATGCTACTTCACCTTTTATTCTCAAGTATTATAATTTCTTCCAATAATAATTGGTCGTCAAACCTATACCAATCATTGCCGAATGTTTGTACTAACAATGGCGCTACGTCTGATATTGGTCTCATTTATCTTCCCATCATCTCATTAAAAATTGTTTTTATAGATACTCCAGCAGCCCAAAACAATGTTACTATTATTAATAATAATGCAGATAATGCTATGAAGTCTGTTATTAGTGGGTCAACAATACCAAACATTGTTAAGCCTCTATCTATTAAACTATTAATAACTGAATGAAATCGCCAAGTGGCTAATGCTAAAAGAAACATGGCGACAATGTTTATCCCGTGTAACGCTTTTTTTGTTTTTCCCATTTATACTACCCCTACTATATTTATACCAATTTTCTCATATTACTACATTTTATTTGATTAGTATTTATAAATATTACTTAAACAAAAAAATTAATTAGAATTAGTATAATGATATAGCTAAATATAGTAGCCTAATTTAGCTAAATGTACTCTTTTTTGCCCATTTCATTTATAAACTAAATTAAATTCATATACTTTAATATGAAGAATGATATTCCCACACAGAACATGGCAAATATAAATATGCCAATAAGCATGTGATTATCTACAACACTATATCTGCTTTCTCTACCACAAACCCTACACTTCAAAATTTGTTCATGTGTCGCTGAAGTATATTCGTCCTTAGTAACCTCAATCATGGTTGGTATGCTAACATGGCATTCACTACAATACCCGTTTCTATGTATACATCCATTACAAATAGCAAACGTGTTTCTGAAATCTTTAATGAAACTTTCATGATTCTTCTGATTAAGTAAAGTTGTTATTGCCTTCTTCCTTATATCACGTTCTACTCTATCCGGTAAATCCATAAGTCCCACCCAACATATATAAGCTCAATATTAAAAATATGACTGAATTAATACCTAATGTTATTAGTAGCCGTAAATTATATTTCTTGAAGAATAGTATACTAATGAACCCCATATAATTAATCAAAAATAAACTAATAAATATTAATAAATCTATCATTTTTCAATCACACCTCGTGAATATTTTAAAAACTTATAACATATTAATATTTGTACAACTAATAAGGCAATTGCAACATACATTATTTCGCCATAAAATATAGCGCCACCCAATAATATAAGTTGTAACATAAATAAATATGTTATGTTCTTTGGTTGAAAGGTTTTTATACCTTTCTCGCTATACATGCCAATATTCTCTCCTTCATCATTGACTAACATTCTCATTTTAGTTTAAATCGGTTAATTTAAGTGGTGCGTCCATGTTATTAAGTCTACTACCACCAAATAATCCTCTTGACTTTGGTTTTTCTGATATAGCTTGTTCAGGTGCTTCATATAACGCAATTTTTTGTTCTAATAATGCACACTTCTTAGCATAGTAACTATTATTCATATTCTGTGCAGCTAGGTCTAACTCATCATACTTTAAGCTTAAACTTTCTTTTTCAGCACCAAATTCTTGTTCTAATACCCTTAATTCTTTATTTATTTCATCCATTGTCAACATTCTTTTTCACCTATTATTTTAAATTCGCTAACTTCCTTATCAAAAAACACTTGCAAGTCTAACTTACAAGATTCTATATAAGTTATATCCTCAATCTTCTTGCCTGGCGATAGAAAAAACACTATTCTACCACTAAACAAATTAAAAATTTTGTGTATGAACCTCGCCCATAATTTACCTTTGTATGCATAGCCGCACATATCTATTCGCTTATTATACTTGAACGAAACCAAGTCTCCTTCAGTATATTCAATAGACATATGTTGCACCTTTCTTCCTTGTAAATATTGCATAATTTATAAATTCACTTAATATACATACATCAAAAATTGCAAAATGATACCACAACCCACTATCTTTTAATATAGCATGAAGTAAAATAAAAATTAATAATAGCACCACAGCAATCATAATAGTCATTAACTTACGCTTCATCATTCTTTAACATCCTCCTATAAAGTTTATCTGCTCCTTCAATTTTACAATCAGCACAATATTTCCTTAGCACCGATACAGTTTCAAAATTTTTTTTACACGCATCACATGTGCAATCATAGAAACCATTTGCCTTCTTAACTTTATTTAGCTCGTGTTGTTTTATTATATTACGCATTCCACACACCTTTTCCCCACGTCTGTTAATTTCACTCTATACTTATTTTTAGTCTTATATAACTCTACAAAGCTTTCGCCCGCCAATTCAAACAATCGTTCACGTAATGTTAAATAATGTAATGGTGCATTCACTAAAATATTTTTAATTGTTGGGTCACGCTTATTCTGTCGTGTAAACTTTAATATACAATATAATATACTCACACTCTCCTTTTTATTCACCTAAACCACCTCTAGTCTATTTGATTTTTGTTGTACAAACTATACTTCGTGTATGTATTAAGAATTTTTCAATAGTTGCTGCAAGTTGTACTTGTTCTTCAAGTGTTAATGTTTTTCCAATACCTATCGTGCTCTGCATTATTTTTGTTAAATAAATTGCCATAGTAATATTAATAATATAACTAGTATATAAACTTTTTTATTCTCTACCAAAAATAATCATAGCAATTTTTTTTCTTTTTTGAATTCGTCACGTATTTTTTTAATTTTACCCCTGGACCAACCAAGGAATGTGAAAATTTCATCAATTTCCATATCATACTTGCTGAATAATCTTAACATTTTCTTTTGTATTTCTGTTCGTTTTTCTAAATCGTTCATTGTTTATACCTCAATATTTTAGACTTTGACCAATTTCTATCGCATTGCCAACATTTTAAGTATGCGCCCCATTTCCAAGTCTTAACTTCTAGCTCACCCTGACAAATAGGACAAACATCTTCAAAATTTTTATCTTTGCATAACTTACAAACTTCAATGCCTTGCAAATTTTTCGTTGTTGCAAGCCCTACACAAAAATAACATTTTGTTGCCATTTAATATTCACCTTCCGCATCTTTGAATATTCTTACTAGTCCATTGAAATTAGATAATGCACCATACTCAGCATTAATTTGTTCTTTAACACAGCCCCACATCATCATGGTTTCGCCTATATGTCCATCAAATAACATAAGTTCTTCACTGTCCAACCAATATTTAACATCGTTAAACTTCTCTCCCCTATTGGATAATTTACGGATTCTCATTTTTTGAACTTCTTTACCATTTCACGCTGTGCCTTTGTTGTAACTCGCAATACTTTAAAATTACTAACTTTAATGCACATACCGTATTGTTCTTCGTTCAAGAAATTCTTGACCTTTGCTTTCTGTAGAGTTTCGCGGGATTGTTCCCTATAAGATACAATATTCTCATCGCCGTCCATATAACTATCAACGTCGCCCATGGTTAATAGTATCTTTTCTTTAAGCAATGCTTCTTCATCTTTTAACTTAGTAATTTGTCCAGATAACTCTAGCTTTGCCTTAATTAAAATATCTAAATCTTCATTCATTTTATTCACCTTTTAATAATTCTGGGTTTTTGTAAATGTTGCCTATAATTTCTTTATCCCAGTCTCCGTTGGCTTCTATAAACGTCATATATGAATCTGTAATAGTATCTGCCGCGAGAATAAACGCCCCCGATTCAAAAACTACTTTACATATATGCTCTATTTCTACTTTATTATATATTGTTGAAATATTTACAATGTCCCCTTCGTAAATTTCTTTATTCTCTTTATCTTTTAGCCCCGTGTATTGCATTAAAATAGCGTCGTCTTGGCAACAAATTTCGCCCTCTTCATCGGCTAAACTCCATTCCTTATTATTTATAATGAAGTTCTTTCCGCCTAAACCGTTAAAAAAGTCATCACAATAAAACAATCCACCTGTTCTAGTTATGAACGCCCTAAATTTTATTTCTCTAGTCATTTTGATTGCCTCCGTAATCTAATATTTATAATTTGATTGTAAAAGTCTTCTCTAAACAATACTTCCTTATCAAATTGATACTTTGCTTCATAATAAGCCAAATCAAATTTACTTTTATACACGGCAATTATTTCACGCTCAAAATTTTCTTTACCACACGCCTCTATATCTGCTAATAAATTATTGCAACTACCCCAATAATTTTTCCAATCTGTTTCAACCTTTCTATGTCGTTTATTCTTACGCCCTTTCAATGGCTTTCGCTTTTGTATTGTCCAAAAGTTTTTCTTACCAACATATTTTTTATCATTCACCATATTGGTAATAATATAAACAAAGCCTTGTAGCTCGCTATAACCTTCTGGTATATTGAACCAAGTCATTTAATCACCACCCAAGAAAGTAGTCAAATTTATTTTAGGCTTTTGTTTGATAAAATAGCCAAGCTCTGCCCATACATTCTTTAATTCAATGTGGCTTAAGTTCAAATTTGCTTGCTTAAATTCTTCCATTGTACAATAATGTTTTGCCTTGCCAACACCAATTTTCGTGTTAGGGACAAGCAAGTGTATGCCAGCACCATACTTGGTTGCAATCTGTGCGTGAATGGATGAAGCGCTTGCGTAAGTTTGTGGTGGGGAAACCCTATATCTTATAGTTGCTAATGTTAAATCTTTTTCAAGTAATTGTTGAATTAAATTTTTGTAAAACAATTTACTGAATTTTATTTGTTTTTCTTCCAATATTTTTGGCATTAAAATATTTCTAAAAATATGCCGTGTTAATTTACTAGTGCTCTTCTTTTTAACACCAAGGTTTTTATATGTTATTTTATTATCAGTAGTTATATATAAATAATTTTTCTTAAGATATATTTCATTATTAGCTATCATTTGGTTATCATCACAATCTAATACTTCATTATCTTTATGCTCATATTTTTCTTTGCTTTTTATAAAAAAAATATGTGTTATTTCAGCATCTATTTTAAATTGAAACATTTTTACCATTCATCATTCACCCGTATAAATATACATTTTAATTTTGTTTCAATTATTTTTTGTCTTTTTTTGTCTTTAATTTTAATCTTTTTTTCATTATGGTGTTTTTCATCAATTTCAAATGATATATTTAATTCTTTACAATACCCATCTAATATATACCCACATGTTTCATATGACCTAATAATTTTTATATTGTACCATATTTCCATATGGTCTAATAAATTTTTTTCATTTTTTCCTATACCAAAACCACTTGTCTTTTTTATGTGTTCAATTATAGCTTTGCGCACACTTTCCCTATGTTTGCTATTAAACATAGGATTGTTTTCACCATATTGTTTATTTGGAGATTGTGGGTCTTTCATATAACAATTCATCGAACAATAAGTATGATTTTTTTTCTCATAATATGGGGTAGTCCAAAATAAATTATCACATAATTTACATTTTATATATTTGCCACCACCATAATTTGGATGTAAGTGCTTGTTTTCCCTTAAATTATCGAAGTAACATTTCCTTGAACAATATTTTCGTTTCGTACATTTTGCAGTATGAAATATTTTTTTACAATATATACATTTTTTGTCTTCACCTAATGTTTTTTTCTTCCATTCATACATACATTTTTTACTACAAGTTTTTCTATCTTTATTTGCAATAGAAACATAAAAAAGAGTATTACAAATAGGGCAAGGTATCTCTTTTCCCCAACGTTCTCCTTTTTTTTGTCCTTTTTTCATTATATTGTATTAAACTTGTTATTATATATGAATGTTTTTATTATATACTTCACCACGCAAACGGCATGTGTGATAATAATTCATCTACAATGCTATTAGCTATTTGTTCTGCGTCTTCTTTTGTTTTTCCTTCTGGTATTAGAATTGCTATACTATCTGTATCACTCATTATATTTTTATATCCTGCTTCTCTAAATCGTTTACGTGAATATAAAATAAATTGTCGTCCTAAAGATGTACAATTTTTAGCTGCTATTAAATTATAAACATTTTTAAATACAGGGTTTGATATTGCACCATAGAGAGAATTTATTACTATTTTTAATGAATATTCCTTGGGTGAAAATATTTTTTTTAACTCTACACGTTTTATATATACATTTTTTAATGTTTCACTAAGTAAATGTAATTTCTTTTTACATGTGCCTCCTATAATATTAAAAAATCCATCCCCTTTCCATAATTCTTCATCATTACAACAATCACAATCGGTTGCAAATAAATTCCCCATAATAAATAGGTTTGGATAAAGTGAAGAAAAATCAAACAGAAGAATATTGCCTTCAAACCTTTCGCCAGTAGGTAGTGCAACATAACCACCACCAAATTTTATTTTTCTTTCTGCATTACTATTATATTCTTCTTTTAATAATGCCATCTTGCAAACTGCTTTATATGCAAAAACCGCTGGTGTACAAGTCAAATATTGTTTATTACTTACGTCTTTTTGAGAAACAAGTGTACGCCAATCTTTAAAATAAGCTTCCAACCACTCATACATTTTCATTGTTACATCTAAATCACGCTGAGTATAATCAATTATATATTTTCTCTCCTCTGGGTTCCATGAATTTTTACTTAGTACACTATAATCAAAATCTTTAATCTTACCATCTTCATCCGTTACTATACCAATAGTTTTGGATATAAAATCCAAGCTATAGCTCATTAGTAACTCGCCAAGCATGCCTTTTTTAATCTTCATAGCGCCTGCACGCTTCTTAAAAACATCCATCATGTCAATGTTGTTCTTGTACTTGAAGCTTGCATCACCAAACTTATTAGTGAACATTTTATCTTTTAATCCACTATTATACAACACAATATTATCATATTTTAACGTGTTGAAACCAACGAGGAAATCATGTGCTTCAATTGTTTTTTGTATGTCTTCAATGCTTGTTAAATAATAATATTTTTTAGTTATATAACTATAACAACCAAATATTTTTAATATATCTTTATTGGGGTTTGGTTTACCATCTATTGTCGCTGTTTCGATATCATATATTAATATTTTTTCAACCATTAAAATTTAACACCCTTGAACATATTACCCAATATTAAACTTGCCACGTTTATATCCCAGCCATTGCCCGCCAGTTTATATCGTTGTGTGTCGCTAATACCATCCAAATTAATCTCATCGTTCAAAAAACCCATCAAACGGAAACATTCTTTCGGCGTCAGTCTTCGCCAGCCGTGATTTACCATAAGCAAATTATCTTTCTGTACGCTTGTTAATGTATTACTACACTCATCCTTTCTATATTCAAGGTGTTGCTCTGTTTTGTCAGTGCCATCACGCCCACGGCTTGCACAAATTAGTGGTACATGTCCACCACCATCGCCCATTGCCCGTGTCAAGGTTGGACTACAATTATCTTTTCTAATTCTTAATCCCTCATCATATCTCCAATCAGCAATAACTGATTCTTTCGCAACACTGATTGTTGGACTACACCCATCACTACTATAAATTCGTCTACTTTGCTCAAATGTTATTAATTTTTCATACACACTAATCACATTCTTATCAAACTTATCATCAAACTTTAATAATGTTTTTAATTTTAACCATATTTCAGGTGATGGTATAGTTCGACTTGCATCACTTCTAAAATAATGTGCAACCTGTGTGCTTGGAATATTAAGAGCGGTTGCAAGTTGGTCAATAGTAAAAGCACCTTTATTGCTTTTTAAGTATTCATTGATTTCTTTTGGTGTTTCAAAACTTCGCTTCTTTGCAATGACATTTAAAGTTCCAGCTACAACACATTTATCATTTTTAAAGCATGGTGTGTCACCGCCAACTTTCAAAGTTTTACATTCTCTATCAATATTGAGTGGTTTTCTATCCTGATAGTTTGATTTCTTAATGCCAGCAATCATTCGTTCACTTAAATAATATTTACTATCAACATCCTTTTCTAGTATGTCTTTTATTGTTAATTTCAATGACGTTTTCTTGGGAAGTGTAAACTCCATAAAATCCCAACCACCAAGCTTACAAATTAACCACACTCGTTCTCTATTCTGTGGTATACCATAATGTTTACTATTAAGAACTTTATATATTACACCATACCCTAGTTCACGCAACGTTCTATATATAATTTTAAATGTGTCGCCACCATTATGGTTCACTAACCCTTTGACATTTTCAAGTAACATAAACTTTGGTTTTTTAATCTTAGCAATTCTAACTATATCAAAGAATAATGTACCTTTGGTTTCTTCAAACCCTTTACGCTTTCCGGATATACTAAAAGATTGACATGGAAATCCCCCGGTCAATAAATCAAAGTCTGGTAATTCTTCTGCCACAATTTTTTGTGCGTCACCATAATTTTTTATATCGCCATGGTTCTGTTTATAACATTGTATTGCATACTTATCAATTTCGCTAAACCCAATTGTTTCAAAATCTATTTTTGCTTGCTTAAGTGCGAAACTACATCCGCCATATCCTGCAAATAATTCTAAAACTCTTATAGGTTGTTTATTTTTTAAAACCATTTATCTAACCCCTTGACCTTTTTTGTTATTATTTTCTTTTCACCACTTTTAATATCCTTAAAGTCCAACCCATGCATTTTCCATAGCTTTTTACTTATACCTAATCCTTTAAAAACTTCAACTTTATTATCATTCACATACTTCAATAAATACTTTTCACTATGTTTAAAATCATTATCGCTTAATGCTAAATGCTTTCTTATTTTAGTCCATACTTCTATATCTTTTTCTACTTCGCTCTCGCCTTTCTTAATATATTTAATATATACTGGTGAATTGGTTTTTTTAATCACAGACCAGGCTAGCATTAAATATTGCTTTGGTTGCAAGTTGAATGTATACCTGTTTAGCCACCTAGCACAATACATAGTTTTTTGATGCATGCTCAACCATTTTTGTATAATAAAAGGTTGTATATCTCTATCATCCAAATCTTTTATCCATTTACAATCACGTTGTAGTTGTAAATTTTTCAGAATGGTAAAGATATCCATATTATAAACCCCACTTCTCCAATGCACTTTGCTTATCAACAAACAAATTTAATACATTAAAATCTTCGACAATTTTATCTGGAGAGCCTTTGAAAAACACTAAAACATTCTGATGCATTTTACCAACCTTACGCTTGCTTTTAAATTGTGCAGAAACACGTATTGGTAAACTACCAATAGCATTCACTAAAATTATTTCATTATATTTGAACATGCCATTGTTTGTAAAACATTTCACAGTGTCTTCAACAAAACATCTATACATTCCTTTTTTATCACGCACATCGCCAACAACAAACACAGCAAACCTATTATCTTTTAATTTGGTAATACATTTTTTAATTATGCTTTCATGCTTCTGTAAAAACACATCATAGCTTTTATTACTCAAATCATCAGGGTGGTCACTATAAACTTCTAAGTCAGCATATGGTGGGCATGTAAATATTAAATCACATGATTCGTTTGCCACTTCGTCTAAAAGTTTATCACTATCGCCCTGTAACCAAGTGGGATTAACGTCCATATCTATAGCTTGCTGTTTATTTGCGGCAACTTGTGTGGCACTTAATTCAAGCCCTAAATAATTGTACCCTTCCTTATATGCAATAACACCACGCACACTACCGCCGGCAAATGGGTCAAGTATTTTGCCTTCCTTTGGAGTGAACCATTTATAACACAATTCACATAGCACTGGGTCAAAAATACTTGTGGCGTTTATTTCTTTTCTAGGCTTGCCATATTTCTTCATATACTCTTCATCGGTAATATTTCCACCAACCGCTTTTGTATTACACTTACCATATTTTGTTTGTTTTTCTGCACAATCTCCAAATGTTAAATTATCACCACGACCAACTTCGCTTTTTATTCCCAATTGTATCCATTTCTTCTTTCTATCTTGCCAATACTTTTGTTTAGTATCAAGTATACTAAATGGTGGTACAATAAATTTCTTTTCTAGTTCTCCCATTTTATTTCACCGCCATGATAATTTCTGGTACGCTTGCAATAAATACTATATTTGCATCCGCGCCAAAACTTATATCTTTCTCTGTTCTACTAAAAATTTGAGTAAGTTTAATTTGTTTTTTCAAATCTAGCCCTTCGTCCATAATGTTATAGAACAACCACCTATTAAATAATAAACAATCAACACCGTTAGTGAATATATCTGTTCTAATTTCATTAAACTTTTGTGCTTTTATTAGACCCCAAAGTTTACTAAATTCTTCGTCGTGTTTTGATATATTTTCTATTTTTACTTCCAATTTTTGTATGTACAAATCTTGTAACATATTAACGCATTCTCTTATGCTAGGATAATGTAAACTTATAATCTTATTTAATCCTTCATCGGTATATAGTAAATTTTCAATATCACATATCTTTTTTAAGTATAATAATATTTTGCCTTTATCTGGTTTAATAAATTCATATTTTGCAGCAAACCGACTTTGCATTGGTTGTGGTATTTTATTTATATTGTTTGTTGTAAAAATATAGAAAGTATTTTCGGCAAATTCCTCGATTAAATTTTTCAATGCATCCATAGCATCTTTTGTGAATTTCTCCGCTTCATCACAATACACACACCGTTTCATTCCATTTGTTGACTTGCTACGTGCAAATTCTTTTATTTTTGTACGAGTAACATCAATACTCCTATCAGATGAAGCGTTAAGTATTAATTTATCACACCCAAGCTCTTTTATTATTGCCAACCCCATACTACTTTTGCCGGTTCCCCCTATTCTTGAATAAAATAAAAAATTAGGAATGGTGTTTGGTTCTTTCAGATAATTACATATACGCTCATTATATGTTGAAACCACATCCATCACTGTAGTAGGTCTATGTTTTATATTCCACGCCGCATTTTTTAAATTAACCATTTTATAACTATTCCTCTGAATCGATTCGAGGAGCTAGGATTACACTTATTGTACTATGTTCTGTTTCCTCAACAACCTTTATTGGAAAGTCACTCTTTAAATGAAACATTAAATTACCTGTAAGCTTTTTTGTTGAACTTACAAATGCTTCACCAACTTTAACAAGCACACCACCTTTTGCTTCTGGTACATCAAGCTTGTGTGTAAATTTAAACTTACCAGTATTATGTAAGCTAAAAAACTTATCATTTGTAGTTAATGCAATTTCAAATTCGCTATTCATAATAACATCATCTAAAAATTCTTTTAGTCTTTTACCAGTGCATGGTATTTGTTCGTCCCACCCTAAGTCACCTGTTGCTGTTTTCGCTTCAATGAATTGTACATCAACAAGTTCTGTTTCTACTTTTTTATTGTCGCCTTTAATTGTTAATAAGTTACCATCAACAAGCACTTCGGTTTCATCACTGAATCGCTTAAGTATTTTAACGTGCTCGGGAATGTTTTGTACACCAATTTCACCAATTGCTTCATATTCAATAAAGGCGCTTGCTTTCAACATACCATCAACCTTAACAATACTTGCGGCGTCCATTGCAACAGTATGTAATCCGGCTTCTGTAAAATTAAACCGTGCTTCTACAATAACTTCTGCATCGCTTAAGCACACCTTATCCAAAAATTTCTCTAAGATTTCTCGTTTTATTTTCATTTTTATTCCTCCAATTGTCTATTTGTTTTTTTAGTTTTAACCAAGTATACTTCTTTTTCAAATAATTCATTAATTTTGTTTTCAACTATATGTAAATCTCTTTTCGTTTTTATCATAACATTCGCAAAATTTTTAGGTTCACCTGTTACATCAAATTGTTGTATTGCTATTCTATATTTAATCTTGCCTTTTACCATTTAAATTCCCCACATTTAATATTAATAATATAACCAATATATAAACTTTTTTATATCGTTATTATTTCGTGTCCTTCTTCCTTTAATGATTTTAATCTAACCCTACTCCATTTCTTGGTGTACTTACCACTATCCAAAAAATCTATATATTCACCACACTCTTTTTCGGGGAACAAACGTAAAACCCGTCCAAGTGATTGTATTGCTGCTTGGTTGTTCCCATCACACCCAGCATTGATTATTTTTTGTAGAGGAGGAACATTAAGACCTTTACTTGCAATTTTATTTGTTGTAATAACTACCAACGCTTCGCCACTTCTCATTCGCTCCCAAATTTCTTCGCGCACTTTCTTATCAGTTTTACTATGCACGTGTATACTACCTGGTAATAACTTTTGTAATAATTCGCCATGCCTAATAAGTTTAGTAAGTATTAAACAACTTTTCTTCATTGCTACCGTTTCATTCACTTCGTCCACAATAATATTGTTTCTAAACTCATTACCAATTACATTATATGCATAGTCGTTAGTATGACCAGCTTCGTCTGATACTAATGGTGTATGATAAAATTTAATGTTAGCCTTAACTAAATAATTTTTATCCTGTGCGTCTTTTGTTTTAAACTCATAAACTACCTTGCCCAATATACTTTCAATCATCATATCATTTCCGTCAATTCTCCAAGGAGTAGCTGAAAATCCACAAAAGTATATTCCACCCATACAAATTTTTACAATATCTAGCACGCTGGCACACGATGAAATTTGACATTCGTCGATAATAACACACTGTTGTAAGCTTAAAAATTGTCTATAAGCTGACATGTTTTTAGCTATAGTTTGATATGTTGCAACCGTTACCCATTTATCAATTTCCTTATCGCCTGCACCAAGCTGTCCTATTTCAATACCAAGCTCTTCTTCAAAAACTTTTTTTGTCTGCTTCAACAAATCTATAGTATCGCAAATGAAAAGGGTTCGCACTTTAACACGTCTAATAAATTCCGTAGCTATTAATGTTTTACCCAAACCCGTTGCAGCACTAACAATGCCACCCTTAGAAATTTCAAGCTCATCACACGCAAAGTCTTGCTCATCTCGTAATGTTTTTAATAAAAGTTTATCTTTAAAATCAGCCAGCGGTATTGGTACCCTATCGTCAATAACTTCATACGTGAAATTTTTATCAGTTGATTTACAATATTGCTCAAGTGTTGTTATTAATCTACTCAAAAAACCTATACTTAAACTTCTATCACCATATTTATACAAACGCTTAACACCGTCCCAGTTACTTTTCTCTTTTATCCATTTAGCTCCTTTCACTTCATAGCTAAAAACTTTCTTCAAGCCACGTGTTAATAAGTCACTACTATACCCACGAATGTAAACACGTGCATGCTTCAAATAAAGTTTGAAGTGTGCATCCTTACTTTCACGTCTTGATTTTTCACGCAAGCATTTTTTTGCGTGAACGTTAAAAATCCCGCTAATATCTCCAATTTTGTACTTAGTTATGTCAGTTCCCTTACTCATAATATCTGATGCTAATTTATGTAAATATTTTTCGTAACCTAGCATATCTTCTTTTGTGAATCTATATTCTCTAACTTCGCCAATTTTAATATATTCAAAAATCATTCTGGCAGGAACAATTCCTTTTTTTCTCCATACCGAATAACAATAATGCAATCCTTGCCTACGAAAAGCCAAATCTGTTTCGTCTGGAACGGACGACGACGTTTTGTAATCCATAATAACAAACTCGTTAGTTTCTGTTAAATACCCTTGTACATCTATAATTCCTTTAATTTTTATTTCATAATCGTCATTTTTTATTAAAGGAAACATTATTGTTTCTTCTGCAATAACATTATTATATTTATTATTTAATAAATCCATGCCAACTCGCAATGATTTAATATATGGCGCGATAGGTATTGGTTTGCCGTTAATTCCAAATTTATGTTCACATTTATGTTTTTTGTAAAACAAATCAAATGTATCTAGTGTATTAATAGTTTTATCTTTTGCGTATAAATCTAATGTGTCGTGACAGACGCTTCCAAGAGCACCATAACCCTGTGGTACTTTTGTATCTGGCATAGCAGGTTTTATTTTTGTATAATAAAACAATAACTGTGACTCTTCATACAAATTTATAGCCGACGGTGACAGGTTAAATTTTAATGTCATTCTAAAAAAAGAAATAAAAAATTATTTCAAAATTTCGACTGAATATACAGTGCCATTTTTGACTCTCGCTGCTACATCCTTTTTGTGTGCTTCCGCATCTTCTAAAGTTGCAAACCCACGCAATTTCATAAGTTCTTCTGTAGTAAACTGACAATCTTTACCATTAATCACGTGTGTTATTTTAATTTTAATCCCTTTATAAGACCCATTCTTCTTCGCCATAGATTGAAATTCTGTGTCCTTTCCAAATAGATTAAAAAACAAACCCCAAGAACCGATTGTAAACCTTTCGCCGTTAGTAGTCTCTAATATAGTTTCTGTCCTAGTATTATCTTTTTTATTGAACAATCCTGTAGAAAACTCTTTCCCCGTTGCTTTATTTTTTAAAGTTCTACCTGGCTTTTTTAATATTTTAGAAACTTCTAATTCAATACTTGCTCCAACTTCTGGATTTTTTAAGTATGTAAATTGTGCAAAGTCATCAGGTAACATTTCCTGCTCTTCATTTATAGGTGGTGCTAGAACATTTTCTTCTTGTTGTGTAAATTCTTCTGTCGCTAATTCATCAAATACATTTTTTTCTTCGTTTTCCATTTTTTTATACCTCGCTTAACATTTTTGTTTTGCAATAATTAAATTTCAATAACTCCTATTTAAACTTTTTTATAAATGCTTGCTTCACTAAATATTCTGGTAAATAATTTTCAAATACATACTTAACTTTACTCTCTTCATACTTATTCAACAAACCAATAACCATTCCATATATTTTCTGTACTAAAAAATAACTATCTTTATCATCCTCATGTGTTAATGCATTAGTCATTTCATTTATATCTTGAACAATTGAATTATTTTCTTTGAATTTTATTACTGTCATATCTTTACCAAGTGCGTTATAGCATGCTTTAAAATTGTTCCATTCAAAAACATGCTTCATAAATTTTCTAACTATAACCCTATCAAAAAGCGCTGGATATAATAATGGTATATTATTAAGCACACAATAATTATTAACCGCATTAGGGTTGAAATGAAAACTATCGCCTGCTAAATTATATACGTTTGTTCTACCCCAGCACACATCCAATTCACTTGTGAATTTTTTTAACTCTGGTGAATTTATATCAATCCCATTATCTTTTATTAAACATTTGAAACTGAAAAGCAACCAATTATTTCTCATGCCTGCTGGCAAATTCTTTTGCAACATGAATTGTGCTAGCTTACTATTTTTAATTGTTTTTGCTGTATATCTAAAAGTACTATCTAATTCTTTCTTTCTATATTTACTATTGAATTTTGGTAATTTTAAATTATCTAATTCGTTTGTTAAACTTTCGCTCAACCCTTCATTGTTGCCTTCACCATAGCCAAGAATACCACGCAATATTGGTGTTTCGTGTTTGAAATTAAATGAACCAGAAATTGCACCAACCCGACCAATATTAAACCCTGATGGGTCAATACCACAATTATATAATTCTTTATTTTTCTTGGTATTATATTTATTGATTAATTTGCTGCCAAGCACCTGTTTAATTAAACTTTTATATTTCTGTAAGTCTGGGCTTTCAATATATGCTTCTACGTTATCACTATATACTTGTTGTGGTAAATATATATCTTCATCTAATCTATATAGTAGTTGTATACCATTTCCGCTAAATATTTTAATATAATCAGTAAGCCCTATCTTATTAAAATCTTCAATCAATAAACCAACAAAACTATTTACATCTTCTAATTCTTTTGTTGTAGCTAATTCTTTTGTATTATTTCTATCTACATCAATGAAAATAAATCTTATACAGTCTACGTTTATATCTTTTCCACCATAAGTTTTTTTGTTATATTTATTTATGGCTCTACGTTTAGGATTAATACCAAACCACATAGTATGCAATTTTCTTGTTGCACCAAGCACTTTCAATAATTCACTAGCGCTAGAAACATACACACCACTTATAGAATAAGGCAACCCAAATTTATATGCTACATTTTTGATATGTTTATAATCACGAATCCTTACTTCCATTGTACTATTTACGCCGCGACTCCACCAAGTCCAAAATTCTTTAATGGTGTGCTTATTGAAAAAGTTTACAACTCTTTCTTTTTGATTTAATTCAAACCAATCCATTTAGAACTCATTCTCCGGCATGCCAAAATCATCTTCAGTTTCTTCATCAACATCATCTTCAACCTTACCTATTTCTGGTACATTAAAATCGTTTAATTCTTTAACATACATGGCCTTACTGTGCAGGTACAAATAACGCCGAACATGATTGAAGTCGATTTTATCATAGCCATTTCTTCTGTTAATAATTCTACTAAAGTTTGCTACTTGCATTAGGATTTTATTTTGTCTATCATTATCTAAACTTAACCCTAATTCACATAATATTTTTTCTATTTCATCTACTAACAAAACCTCTTCTTTACTTTCAATCACTTCATACTTTTTATAATATTTAAACATATCATTAATATTATCAACACACAATAATTCTTTTAAATCAAAAAGGGTTTCTGAGTTCTTTTGTATTGCTTGTACCATAGCTACCTTATTACGCGCTTTGAATTTTTTAGTTTCACTATCTTTCTTCAAATAAATGTTATATGAAAACCGCTCATAATCAGGAATATCACAATTATGGAGCCAATGCTTATCGGTTGCTCTAATATGTAAACGCTGGTTACTTATTATTTTTCTTAGTATAGGATTTTCATAAGTGTAAAGTGGTTGTAATAAATTCAAGGTACTATCCCAAGCAGGAACTTCTGAGTTGTTTGATAATTTTTTATCATATCTTTTTTTAATACCATTCAAGTATAACCCTTGTTCGTTAGAATTAATATTCTCTGCAATGTTTACTTGTGCTGTTCTACGAATTGGTGTTCTTGGGCTGTCCGCTTTATCATTACTAAAGTATGGTTCTAATAAAATTGACCTTAAGTTTTTCAACAATTCTGGGTTCATATTGATTTCATCGATGTATATGTTGTTGTATAATGCTAGCAACCCCATTCTATATTTACTACCCTTGTTTATTACAATATAATTAGTTGAAGAACCACGCAAACTAGGAATACTTATACTTTCACCATTTGTGAATTTGAAAGAGCCACCATATAGAAACATTGAATATAATTTAAGTGGATAAGTCTTACCAGTACCTGGGTCACCCCTTAGTGCAATATGAAAATCAAAGTCAAAATCAAACACTTGTTTCATTTTCTGCATTAGCAATGCAAACTTAATATCTAGTAAGCCAATTATTTTTAAATTGGAATATTGAAATATTTTATCATCAACAAATTTTATTAGTAATGGTACTTTATCGATTTTATCATCGGTGTTTACTTTATACAATTCCTTTAATTCTTCAATATCTATATTCTTTGTTTTTATTGGGTCAGCATCAAGTATCATAACATATGGTTGTCCTTTATCTTCAAGCGAAAGCCCAACACAAGTATATTTAAAATTCTTCAAGATTTTTGAACTAATCGCAATAATAGTTTTTGTTTCACCATCTTGTTTATATTCACACTCATAAGTATAATAAGTAGTTTTTATACTTAATTGCGTTGGCGATTTACAAATTCCTGTACATTTGGTATCAACAATATAAGCTTCACATTTCACATGCTTATTACATTCAACATCGTTTTTGCTTTTATAGAATGTAACGCCACACTTTGGACATCTATAGTGTAATCTGGTTAGTTCAACAAAGTCATTTATCTTATTATTAATTATTACTTCAAATCTTTGTAATATGTTTAGATTTGTATCAATGCAAGTTAGTGGTATTTCCTTATTATTAAAATCATATTTGAAGTTACAATCACCCATACCTGTAAACAGTGCATCACTCACATCTGCTATTGTGTGATGTGCTTCTAAATTATATTTACCATTATCATTTATTAGAGTTTCTTTGTTTCCATCAATAATATCATCTTCGCTTTCTAAGATTTCTAACTTCTGATTATATTTTTGTCTACAATCAGCAAAATTTTTCAATAAAATAGTTGCAGTGGCTTGTTCTAATGTACCATCTTCATTTATTCTTGATTTGTTTTGTAAATAGAATGTGGTATTGATAAGTTCTGTGGATGTTGGGTTTTTTCCACCAACCCCACCAATTTTCCACCTTTTATAAGAATTAAAATTAATCGCGGTATTACTATTTAACAAATTCTTTAGTACAAATATTTTTACTGCCTTCCTCATATTTGTAAATAGATTAAGCTTATTAGTTTTGAAAATTGGTTCAAATAATCTAAAGGTTGCCCTATCAATTATCATCTGAAGATATATTTTCCTTTACTTGTTCTGGATTATACACTGATATATATTTTCCATGCTTACCCACTTCTGGAATAATGTGAACTATACTATCTTTCTTTATTTCCAAATATTCAAGAATTTCCTTTGGCAAAGCCAAAACTTCTGTACTACTCCAAGCCCGTATTTTTTTCTTAAATTTAAATTTATCATCCATTTCTACACCTCAACAAAAATGGCAACTAACTAGTATTTAAACTTTTTTATAAAGCATGCCTCATTGCTTTAGTGTCTTAGCAAAAAGTCATAAACACAACACAAAAAAATTTAAAACATTATATAAAAATTTATATGTTAATTTATGTTAAAAGGTAAACATTTAATAATTTCCACTTTTTTTATTGCTTTTTCCACTTTTTTTTCCCTTTGAAATTAGAAAAAGTTCCACTTTTAAAAAGTAGAAAAAAAAGTGGAAATGTTCTACTTTCAAAGGGAAAAAACTGGAAATAGCTTAGAACCTATATATTGCACAACACAATGCATGAAAATTCCCTTTGAAATGTTTGACAATAATATAATATAATATTGATAATAATAATAATAATAATAATAAGAAAAAGTATAAAAGTATAAATTTATAGTTTTATAGTTTATTTTATGTTTTTTTTTTTTCCTTTCTCTTTCTCAGTCAAATCTCGTGTTGTATTTTCGTGGTGGTAACTTTCATGTAATTTTTCTCTTTTTCTTGTATAATTTTTCGTTCAAAAGATGGTATCAGTTTTTTCCAAATTATCCAACTTGTTCTGGATTAATTAAACTTAAGGCTAACCAGATGTTTTTCCGTTAATTACTACATTGTAGCAATTTTTATAAAAAAATTTAAATACTAGTTATCAACATTATTAATATTATGGCAAGACCGAAAGAACTAAAATTACAAAAAACGAGAGTGGTATATGCTGAAGAGAGCGTTTTCAAATATTTGAAAAGCAATGGGATTCCAATAACAGGCTTCTTTAGGCAAGCGTATGCTGCACACAAAAACAAAGAGTGGACATATAAACATTAGCTTTATTCATGCTAGAGGTGTATTTATGGATTTAATTAAGTTTGATTTTAGTAAACCTAAAAATTATAGTAGAACGCATGAAATAACTATCAATTCAACATTCTACCCAAAAGATACTAAATCTTTTTCATTATGGTGCAATAAGGATATAACAAGTGAAACGTTAATAGAATATATTACGGAAATAATTGATAATATTTCATTATATCTTAATAACTATATAGAAGTTGAAAATATATATGATAGTAAGGCAGGCAAGAAAACTCATATTGCCATTGTGAAAAGTTGTAATGGTGGCGTTTCAAAATCCAAGAAATTTTTAGTATCTTCTATGAATAGTGAACAAGTGGCACAATTAGTAAGTTTTAGGTTTGGTTGTAAATTGCGTGGGGTTGAACGATGAGAATATATCATATAATATTGTTTCTATTACTAGTGGGTATGGTTTCAGCAGCTGATTATAATGTAACAACCACAACAACCTTGAATAGCGAAATTTTACCAATAAACGATAGCTTGGGAACTATTGTGTTTACTAAAACACTTACAAATATAACAACCTATAACTTAAGCAAGGTAGGAACAATATACAATACTATAGTTATGGATGTACATGATTTATTAAAACTAGAAGCAACATCGCCAAATTCACTTATGATAGATAATAAATTACTAACACCTGGCAATATTATAGAAATGAATAATGTTGGCACGTTTACATTTTATGAGATTGCAAACCCAAATGTAACGAGTGTTCTACAAGTGAAAAACATTTCATTGCCTATTGTTACAGTGGCAGCGCATGTCAATAATTTAATAGGGTTAACCTTTTCAACCACTAGCTTTACGGTTGGCACTGAACAAGTTGTACTAGTTTATGCGAATGCAGATTATACTTTATTGCCTGAAGCCGTATACCCTACTAAGATTGTTATAACTACTGATGGTGTAATAAGAGAAATATTCAAAGACATTAAAGTAAAGCGATATGTTAGCTGGAATATAACCGAAGTGGATATTGGCGACACGTTGCAAACGGGAACGCATGGAAAGTTAGGCACTATGAAAATTATTAATAATGGTAACACTTACGCCACGCTTGATATAGATAGGGATGGCGATTTAGAAGATTTAATTCTATTGCCAAACGAAATTTTAATATATCCAGGCATAGAAAATGAAGTAAACATAATGTATGATATACAAGAAGGCACGAAAATAGGCTATAATCAAACAGTTTTCATAGAAATAAAAGGTGAAGACATAACTCATTCCTTTAATATTACCGTAGATATTCTAGATAATGTAGTTCCTAAGTTTGAAGATTTGGAAATTAACGATGTGTATATTAATAGAGAAACAGAATTCATGTGTACCTTTTGGGATAATAATGAAGTTACTAATATTACATCAACGCTTATGAATACTAGAACCGACCAAGAAATACCGGTAACATTTGAAAAGGAGGGTGATGGAAAATATCGAGCCAAATTCAAAATTCTAACAATAGGACAGCATAGTTTACAAGTTTGTATAAGTGATGAAAGCCTTAATACAAATTGTACAACAAGAAATTTCAATGTTGCACCACTTGATATAATAACATATGAAACCACAAATAAAATATATAAAACAAAAGTAAATTCGTTCTCAGCGGAGGAAGTGCTATATAATGTTGAGCGTGATGAAGAAATACAAATACAAGTGAATAGCTTAACCTATAATGGTACTTGGACAATCAAGTTCACAGATGTGGAAGGCACTGAACAATTTCTTGAAGAAACTGGTAAGAAAATAACATTGAAAACCAACGGTACAATAAATTTTGCGTTCAGAGGCAATGCACTTGGCTTGTATAATGGCGAGATTAAATTATTCCCACCAGATTATCATATTAATATAAACCCAATACAATTTAGTGGTGAGGTTGGAAATTATAGTGTACCCAAAAGTTTCACACAAGATTGGTATGGTGGAACTATAAGTTGTAAACCATATGATACAGGCATACCTGATACATCATATCAACAATGTACATTACGAATACCACTGACTAGCGACTTTGATACAACAGCAATACCATTAACACTTGAACAGAAGAATAAGGTGGACAGTGCGAATGCACAAGAATTAGAATTATGGAAAGGAAAAAGCATAAGCAAAAATTTCATTATAGCATTTTTAATAGGTGCGGTGATATGTTTGCTAGTGTTCAGTTGGTATGCAAATTGGGTATATCCAAATGTGAGATATAAATGGCGGTGAAGTTATAATGATGACAAAAGATTGTGAAGGTATTTAAGATGAGAAGCAGAAAAAAACCATTGCTTTGGGATTTTGTTTATGGCGTATGCGGAACGTTTATCGAAACAAAAGCATATATGCCAGGGTTAGTGCATATAATTTATGTTCCACTTGGTAGTTTTAAAGCGGTACAATATCCTGAACCAGTACCAGAGAATGCTATATTAAAACTTAGTTTATCAAAGACACATATTCCTGGGGTATTTCCAGACCTAGTTATAATTAAAGAAAATTCAAAGGGTGAAAGTCCTGTTGGTAATCAAATTGCAAAAATATTTAGAGAAACCATAAAGGACATGGAATTACAGCTTGAAGATGAAAAGCTAGCAAAGTATACACAAACACACAAGGCACACACTGCTAAAGCTGAAAGCCAGAAGCAAGTAGCACAAGACATGATGCTAAGAAAAACTAGAGATAATGAAGGCGAAAATAATAATAGGTTTGGTGGTGGGTTGTTCAATAGAAGGTTCAATGACTTTAACAGACCAGATGATGGAGAGGAATAAACATGGCAGATGACGCAATAGAGCACATTGAAAATTTTACAATGAAACTTAGTGAGAAAACATTAACGCATCAAAATTTCAGAGAAGATATTAACAAAGTTCAAACTTATAGTGAATCAATGGAAATGCAGATGGATTCGGAATACAAACAGTACAGGAAATGGAAAACTGATTTCAAAGGACATATTGACGATACTAAAATTGCCAGGTTTATGCGAGAAGATAAAGTCGTACCGCTTGATATATTCAATGAATTAAAAGAAGCGTTTAGATATTTAGAAAGTGTAATGACTTTAAAATATTTACAAAACAATTTAGAACATACAGCATTAGTAAAAACAATTGAAGCGCTTGGTGCGATTAAAGCGCACGATATTGAAAAGGAAGTGCTAGCCAACTATAGACAAATTAGTGCTGAGAATGTAGACCTAATAAAAGATATAGTAAATCATAAACTAAAACTTATTGATGAACAATCAGATAGGTTTAGAGAAAACATGGACTTACGGTTCCAACACTTGCAAACGCAATTTCAAGGTAATATTGTAGAGCAAATGCGTGGCTTATTGAATGAAGTAAATACTAACAAGAGAGAATATAATGAACCACAACGAAAAGAAGTGCCTATGCCAATAATAACACCAAAATTTGAAACACTCGATTTACCAGAGCAGAAAGATATTAGACATGAGTTGAAGTTGAAGGAAACCCCACAGCCTATAATACAGCCACAAGAAAATGTACCAATACTACAACCAGCTCCATCAACTTATCAACCAACACCACCACCACAAGAACCATCAGCGCCATTACCACCAGTGCCGCCACTTTATGTTGCAGACCAAACAAATAAAACACAAACACCGCAACCAACAGACGGCATAAATTTAACAAACACACCACCACAAGAAAGTATAGGTTTTGCTTGTAAGAAGTGTGGCAAGAAATTTAATGAAGAAAATTCATTGAATGCACACGTAAAATTATTTCATGGAGGAGTTTAAATGGTTATAACAATAAAAGCATTCCGTATTATAGATGGGCAGGTGACATTTCCACCGAAAACAATAGGCAAGTATGATAATACACATAAATTTGGGTTTGATATATTTGAAACAAAAAATTGGGTACCTTGGCTATTGAAAAATTATGGTGACATTAAAGACAACCACAACTTTCCACTCACCTTTATGGTTGTTGGCTATGGTGTTGGCAAATCTTTGTTCGCCATGTATAATAAAACACAAGTACCATTCAAATATACATATGTTCATAATTCATCAAATAAGCAAAACTTATCATCTATAATAAATTTATTTCCTGGTAGAACAGAAGACGGCAAGAAAAGAGATTTATTAAAATTTGGTGTGATTCAAAATTATTGAGGTAAATATATAATGGTAATGTGCCTAGGGTCAATGTATATAATAGGAATTTTATTAATGGTATTAGTTTCAATAACCATACCACTAGCGTATTACGCAACCAAGAATGTCATAACGGCAGTTTTTATTAACGGAGGAATGATGATTCTGTTTTTGATTTTTTTACCGTTAATATCACAAATGTTTTCATCCTTTTGTGGTTAGCATGGTAAACTTCACCCCTGTTAAATGGGCATTTATTATTATGGGCTTTGGTTTATTGCTAGTTTCAGCTATACAGCTTGGTTATTTTTCTAATAGGTATGTTTTGGCAGGTATTGTCGTTTTATCATTGGTAACAGTCATTAGTGCTGGATTATTATTAATTACTTCAAAAACAAACCCAGAAACGAATAAACCAAGAACAGATGATATGGCATATTATTACGATTGTATAAATAAATTATTATTGAAGCGACCAGAGGGTGATTTTATAGATTGGTCCGGTGGACAGTATGTAAAACAAATAAAGAAAACATATACAGACACTAATAATAAACCGGTTGAATTTATAGGCATTAGTGGCACATTAAAAAGGTGGAAGAAAGTTATAATTGTAATTTATAATATAGTGAAGGACGATATAGAATATTATGAGGGTGAACCAAGTCCACAACAAATAATAAACCCATTCCATAAATTTGACCCATTCAATAAAAGCACAGGCGGAGGAGGGAATGGCTTCAATCCATATGATAGACTTAATTCCCCATATAATTCTCAAGAGCGTGGTGGCGTGAATATCAACCTTGGACAAAAAACCACATCCGAGAATGATGTTCAATCTTTAGCAGACAAAGCACAACAGGTGATGCGAGAGTTTGATAAAGAAAATGAGTGATGAGTTTAGAACGGGTATTCAATATATACGTGAGTTCGGTAATGAATATATAAAGAAAGAATTATTTACACCCAAGAAACAAAAATTTAGCTATTCTAAAGATAAACTGCCGGTTGGGTTTGATGCAAACACAAAAGAATTAGTGTGCTTGGATATTAAAGATGGTACTAGAACTTTATTATGTGGTGCGGCAGGTTGCTTAGATGAAAACACATTAATAAAGTGTAGTAGAGGAAACAAACAGATAAAAAATATTAATTCTGGACATAAGGTATTAAGTTATAATTTTGAAACAAAAAAACAAGAATATAAAAAAATAATTAAATACCCAGCACAAGATAAAGAATGCTTTGAAATTGAACTGGAAAATGGTGAAAAAATAATTGCAAGTGCAGACCATAAATTTTTTTTAGCAGATGGTAAAGTTGTTCAATTAAAAGATTTAAAGGATGGGGATGATTTGTTTGAATATAAACAAACGAAATGTAAATGGTGTAATAAGGATATTTTAGATTATAAAAAATATTGTGGACTATCATGTTGTATTAAGTCAATTAAAAGTGTTGGAGTGAGAAGAACATATGATATTGAAGTTCAAGATAATCATAATTTTTTTCTTAGTAATGGCATTCTCACTCATAATTCTGGCAAGACATTTGTTTTGAGAGGACTTATGGATAGAGTGGCACAAATTGGTTTTATTTCTTTGTTTGCTGTGGATGTCAAGGACGAAATGAAATGCCTAGATATAAATCAATATGTATTAACAACTAAAGGAAGAAAAAAGGTAGGAAAATTAAAACCCAACAAGGACAAAGTTCTAGGGTATGATTATAATACAAAGCAAATTATTCCATGTGATTTTCAAAAAACAAAAATAATTGAAAAAGAATGCTATGAAATTGAATTTGAGGATGGTAGAAAAATAACTTGTTCTAATGAACATAAATTTTTTGGATATGCGGGAAAGGAAGTAAAATTAAAAGATTTGAATGTTGGAGATAAATTGTTTGGTGTGCAAAAATGTTTAGAATGTAATAAAATATTTCATTCAAAGATAGAACAACTAGTCTTCGCTAAAATAAAAAGCATTAAATGTGTTGGCAAAAGAAAAGTCATAGATATATGTGTGCCTCAAACTAATAATTTTATTTTAGATAATAAAATACTTACACATAATTCTTCTGTTAGACCTGTACAATTTAAATTTCAGCATTTATTAATCAAGGGCGAAAAGCCTACAGGTATGGAAGTATTAACATTACGACCAAGCTTCTTCAGTAGTTTACGTGTACCATATAATAAATTATCAAAAGATAATGAATGGTTTAGTGTTAGGTTGAACGACATGACTAAAGGAGATTTTATGATGTTGTTAGATTATCATAATTTAACACCCACACAACGGATTCTATTAGAGGAAATTTGGGATGGCATTCAAAAATTACCAGTTTTCAATAGCTTAGACCAAGTTTATGATATTATTGATTTAATGGATGATTTGAAGGAAACGCAAGTTGTTGCAATTAAGCGTAAATTTAAACCAATATTGTTCAGTAAATTTTTTGTTGATGAATATTGCTTTGATATTTTGCCTGCTATGAAACAAAGTGTGCTATTCAGTTTCAACATGGAGAATTTTGATGCGTTCGGTAGGGATGCGGCTAGTTTGCCACAAGTTTTCATGACTATTATGTTACGGAAGATAATTCACGCTAGGCGATTAGATTTAATTCCTGGTATTTTTATTGTTGTTGATGAGTTGAGTAGGTTTGTCCCAGAAAATCAAGAAACTATTACCACTATTGAGTTAAAGGAAAGTTTTGACGTTGACAGAAGGTTTTTCATTAATTATATAATTGCAACACAAGAAATTAAGAAAGTACCACCAGCTATGCTGAACCAATGTAGATATATATTTGTTCCATATAACGCGCCACTCGATACATTCTTGCACGCTATTACCAATACAGGTATTTCTAGGAATCAACAGTATGCTAAGAATCAGGCGGGTTATATCAAGAAGGTGATGAAAAAGCATCAATGGATGATGATTGATAGGGATGAGATGAAATATACCATTATTGACGCACTTGCGCCATTAAGTGAGCATTGTGAAGTAAAGAGAAATTAGTTTAAACTTTTACATTTAAATAATATATATAAATGGCAATAATAAAATTATTCTAATGAAATATAAAGTAGAGTTATTTAAAAATAAGAAGCGATTTGGAAACGATATAGTTAGTAGTTCAAATGACCCTATTCAAGCGGTAACTAAGTCAGTTATGATTAGAAAAAAACTAAAAAAAACAATACCTGCTTCATTCGATGCATACATTATGAATGAGAATGGTATGGTTTGGTTAATGTTTCTAACACTTAACGGCAATAAAATGAAAGTTAGACGAGATATGAAAGATTATGTTGGTAAGCAAGCCGTTACATACGTTTTAGAATCTCGTAATAAAAATATCACTGAGGTAATTTAAGATGGAGAATAAATGGATATATGGAATCATTGGAGTTATATTATTACTGGGCGTCATCGCGTTCTATAACCCACTTGGTGAAGGTAGCATAATATCAAATGATAAAGTTGAATTTTCTGATGGTAAATATCATTGGATAACAACTTTAAACATTGATGGCACTAAAGAATCAACAACATATACTTTGGTTGGTAGTAAAAAAACAACACCAACTGGACAAGTTATTGAACCACAAAAACCGGTAACTCTAACTTTTGAAAGAGGCAATAATTTATGCAATTATAAAGTAGTTGAAAATTTTAAATCATTCTCATTTTTTTCAGATGACCTTATGTATCATACATTACAAAACCCATATAGAGAAATATTATATTATGTAAGTTCTCCTGATACAACGCCTGGCGTTGAAGGGTTTAGCGCTTATGATAGAGAAACATTTCACTTCACTCATTCAAACGGTAAAGGTGAATTATCATTACAGAATATGGGAACATTACAAGGACGAAACGATTGTCCATCACCAAATGATGTAGCAATTGTATATGTGAACAATAATTGGTATGTTAAGAAATTATCATCATTAAACGCAAAAGAATCTTGTGCAATTTGGTTTACGCATGAAGAGTGCATTAAAGACGATGTCGAAACTAGTCCATTCTTAGATAACTTTGTTGGCAATAATTTTGGTGCGCAACAAGCAACATTTATTGGTAGAATGAGAGATAATGCATTAGGAACAGCCGTTGTTACAATTTCAGCCGATGCGGATATGTTTGAATCAGTAACTTATACACCAACAACAGTTGCCAACCCTAAAATTACAAATATTGATAGTGCAAGTGATTTTAAGCGTGGTAAAGATAATGCGGTTAATATTAAAATTAGAAATATTGGTGATGATGGTATGGTTTCAATTACGCCCGTGCGTGAAGATGGAACAAGTTTTAAACCATCAGCACAACAAATAAATATTGATTCAAATAGTGAAGGTATTGCAACATTCTTAGTAACACCATTAATAGAAAAATCATTTAAAATGTGCTTCACAGCGTGTGGTACAGGCAACCAAGTAACATCAGGCGAGTGTGATACTTTTTGTAAAGATATTGACGTAAAAGATAGTGTTGATTTATGGTGTGGTGATGGAGTTTGTTCACCACAAAGAGGAGAAAGTAATAATTGTCAACTAGATTGTGGTAGTAGTGGCATAATAAACCCACAAACAAATGGTGAAACTGGCGATTTTAATATTTGGATATTTTTAGTTTCATTGATTGTAGCAGTTATTGTAACTGGTTTCTTCTACAGATATGGTGGAAAATTCATGTGGGATATTGACACGGATTATAAGCCTGTGAATGGTATGTTTAGATTATTTGCCATTGTTGTAACGCTTGCAATATTCTTTTTAGCAATGGTTTTAATGGCGAAATTAATAACAGGTTTTTTGGGTTTATTTACTTTGAAAAGTGCAGCGGCGAGGTTATTAGTATGAAAAGTTTAGAGACCGCATTCAAGGATTATGGTAAGAAACGTATGGTTAAGTACATTCGTGATTATTTTACGCACCGTATCAGTGTGGATATGACTATCGATAAAATACTTTATGTTTTAGACCAGCGTGATTATACTAAACAAATTGAGGAACATTTAGATACATTTCAAAATAATCCAGATTTTTGGAATATTAGAGGTTAGAAGATGAAAAATACACACATAACAAAAAATGGAATTAAGAAATCAAACCCAAACACTGTAATGGTGCATGGTAAAAAATATACATTATTAGACATGAAAAACTGGTTCATACAGATTCGTGGCTTTCCTACTATACTTCATTTTGGCTCAGGTAAAAATAGAGTAAGTGGTGAGGGACAAGCTGGTGGGCGTGCTGTTACTGAGTTAGCAAAAGACGTTTAGGGTGCGTTTGTTACTAAGTATGGCGAGCAAAATTATATAGCGAGAATGGATAAATTAATGCGTGCTGAAATGATTGTAGGCGTGATTAAAAAATGACAAAGAAAATAATAATAAGCGGAATAATTTTAGCAACGGTCGGTATAAGTGTATATATTTGGGCATTTACTACTGGTAATGTTCATGTTGAAAAATTTAGTGTGGAAATTGCAGGTGCTGGATTAATAGCCACAACAATTGGTTTAACTAATTTAACTATAGGGGAATAAATGGTTATGGCTGTATGACAGGGGTGTATGCTTAAAATGGTAGGATTTGATGATGGTGTTGTTGACTTTACAATATTTGGAAAAGATATTACTTTAGGTACTCCACATAGAGTGGAATTGATTTTAATATTTTTTTATGCAGGATTTTTAGGTTGGTGGGATGTGGTCCAAAATAAAGTTTTAGATTTTGGAGTAGGATACCAAGTTAGTTTAATACCAAGTATTACTTTTAGTGCATTAGATTTTTCAATTATACTATTAATGTTATTTCACTTAACTCTAATGGGACTATTTTTAATGAGTCTTAGAAGTCATGCAACGTCTAAAGTCTTAGATGTTATTGTAGGAACTTTAGCATTTTTTGGTGTTGCAATTGTATTGAGTGGATTTATTAATTCATTATATAGCGAGACAATAAGATTCTTATTTATTAATATGGGAAGTGTAAGCTTTTATCATATAGGAATAGCAATAGAAGCATTCGCAGGAACTTATTGGGCATTTACAAAATGAGGTAAGAAAGATGGAAAAATTAACAAAACCATTCATAAAAGTTTTAGCAATTGTGAGTATATTAGGGTTCACTTCAATTGCGCTTGATGCATTTGGGAAGATAGATATTCAAGCATTCACACAAGGTTTAATGTTTATAATTTTAGGCATAGGTTTAACGCTAGAAGGCAACATTCGTGGATTGTTGAAATATATACAAAATGGATTCACTAAAGATGAAGTTTCACATATAACAGCAGTTGTGATTGGAGTAGCATCAGTTGTGATTGGTATTATGATGTTCTTTTGGAATCCCTTACCAGCGAACTTTGAAAGTGTTAAAGGATTAATAGCAGTAATTGCGATAGTTGTAATAGCTATAGAAAGCTTTTTGGTGAAATAATTTAATGATTTTCAAAAACATAAAAAAATATATATGGCTGATTGTTATAGTGTTAATTATTTTTGGAGCAATAGGTTATTGGTATAAAGATACTACAAAAATATGGGTGATGCCGATGATTGTATTCGGTTCGTTCATTGGTTATGAGGTACTAAGGGTAAAATGGAAATAGGAAGTGTTACAGGTGGATAAGAGAATATTTGTTTTTATGCTTATTTTATTAGTTTTACCTAGTGTTAATGCTGTTTGTACTGTAACTTTTGATAAAATAGAGTATGCACCAACAGAGGAGATTTCTGCTCGTATGATTTGTGATAATAAAAATGAAGAACAAGACCCTTATACTTTAACTTGGACTAATTCAACTGGTGGAGTTCTTCAAACTAATACTGGGACTTCTCCAAAGAAAAATATTAATTTTTATGAAAGTTATATTACATCTTCAACTTATAATGATACGGTTACTGCAACTTTAACTAATGTTAATTTTGAAGGAACTGATACTGCAACTGTAACTGGTGTAAGTGCAAGTTCATTAATTATTTCTAATGCAATTATTGGTGGTAAGTGGTTAGGTTTATCAAGTTCGGTTCAAGCGACAGTCAAAGATAATAATGGTAAATTAGTTTCTGGTGATTTTACTGTTGATAAAGATAGGACATTTAGAAAAGCAAGTAACCCAGTAGAGGAAGTACAATGAAAAAAATATTAATTTTTATAATGTTATTAATGTTGCCACTAGCATTCGCAGAAG